TCATTGGAACGCGACGCCACTCGACAGAGGCGTCGATGCAGCGGCCGGAGCGGTAGTCGCGGTGGCTTGGTGCATCGAGATCGCCACGTTGAACGCCAGGATAGCGGTATCGATCGCAGCATCGGCCGCTGCCTTGTTCGCAAGCGACGACGCATCGACGAGATTCTTGATCGCCGGGAGCGTGCTATCGACGATCGTCTGAAGATCGGGCGCCGCCACTGTCGATCCAACTGCACATACCTTGGCGATAGCCGGCTGGACCGTGTTGTTCAGTGTGTCGGCCGCGCCGCCGGTGAACACACCATCGGCCTTCAGGATGGCGATCTCACCGTTCGCCGCACCACAGGCAATCGCGACCTGTTGCGGGAACGTGAGGGTCGGCGCCGAGCCGCAGCCGATCAGCAGGAAAGCGAGCGCGACAAGTCCTGCCGCAAGCAGCATCTTTTTCATGGTTACCTCGTGGAGTGGTTACTGAGAGACGGGAGCGCCGAACTTGGCGCGCAGGAAGTTGATGCCGGCGTGAACGCCAGATGCGACGAGGCCCGTCACGAGAACGGCGACGCTCTCGGGAACGGGCGTGTGGAACAGCGTCGAAAGCGCCCAGCTCACTGCGGGTTCGAGGGTGGCGGCGGAAATCGTGACGCCGCCGGTAATGACAGTGGATTGAGACGGCATGGTTACTCCTGGTGGTGGATGACTTCGATGTCGGAGAACTGGTAGCCCTCCTTGGCGTACTTCTGCGCGATCCAGAGAGGGAACGGCATCGTGTGCATCCCCTCGTCTTTCCCGATGTGATGGGCCTTACAGAGCAGCATTCCGTTGACGGTCATGTCGTCGACAAACTGCGCCCAATCGTTGAAGTGGTCCCAATCGAATGCCTTGATCCGCTCGCCCCAAAAACCGGATTGGGCGTCGAACTTGAAACGATCCCAATCGATCAGCTCGGCCAGCGATCGCTCGATCGGATGGTGGTGGGCTTCAAGGGGATGGCCGGATTGCTCGGCAGTGGCGCCGCAGATATAGCAGCGCCCTCCTTCACGGGCGATTAGCTCCTTGCGGGAGTGTTCGAATAGCGCTGTCGTCTTGCGCTCGGCGTGCTCGGGAATGTTGACGGCCACCGAGAGCGTTTCCTTTTCGGTGTGCGCATGTGTGACCTTTGCCAGCCCTTCGGCCAAACACTGATCGCACGGCTGCTCGAGCGGAGCGCCGTGGCTGCATCGGGTAGTCATGTGGGTTCCAAAAATGAAAAAGCCCGGGGATCTCCCGGGCAATCAAATGACGATCAAGAGCGGAAATCCTTGCCAGCAAAGGATTCCCTAGAAAAAACCGGCGCTGAGAAGAAGTTCGATCAAGAATCGAACGTTAATCAGGCGGCAGGCATCACGCCCGTCTCCATGGCAGCGCAGAGCCGTTGAGCGCGCGCTCCAACCTGCCCGTACCATTTCGATGCCTTCATGCCCGCGGCGGCCACGGAATACGATCCGCGCTGCATCGCGGCCAGGGTGTTCTTGAACGTCAGCAATGTTCCGATGCCAAGGTTGAAGCACATATTGGCGATGACACGCTGGCGTACCTCATCCATCCCGCGCCACCACGGCAGGCTGCGGTCTAGCTTTGCCAGCGTCGATGCGATGTCGTTCGCAAGAAGCTGATTGACCTGGGCGTCGGTAAGCGGACATGTCCAATCAGTCGGCAACGGAGCCACTTGGCAGTTGTGCCCTACTCCAACTGTGGGGATGCCGGCGGTATCAAGATAAATCGAGTAGCGCACGCCCTCGTCTCGCCGAAGCTCTGCTTCCAACAGCGACAGATTCATTTGGCTATGATCTCAAGCAGCTTCAGCGCGTTGGCCGGCCCGACGAGCACCGCGACCGCGAGGAAGTAAAGGATGCATTCGATGCGGCGCATCCGTTTGTCGCCTCGCTGGAGGCGGTCTTGGATGCCTGCGTAGCGCTCTGCGCACACGGCCTCATGGACCGCGATACGCTGTTCGTTCTCGGCAATGTCGGCTTGCATATCGTTGTGACTCGTCATATGTGGTCCCCGAAAACTAAAAAACCGCCTCTGTGGGCGGTTGATGGGTGATGCAAAACAAAAAGCCCCGCTCGGGGCGGGGCTTGGGGGTGGCTTATTGGCCTCGGTCGTCCTCTTCAAGTTCGAGCGGAACCGTATCACCGAAACGAGGGTGAATGCGGTTGAGCTTTGAAATGAAGTCTGGGTAATTCAACGACAGTTTCATGATGGTCGTCACGGACGCCAAATGCTCTCTCAGCTTCGGATGGCCGATATCCTGAGTCAGCCTACGATGTAGGTGCGCCTTGCGCTCGTCTTTCTTGGCCAGCGCCTTAAGTTCCCCGAGGAGACCCGGGGCAAGACGCCCGTACACCACATCATTTGTCAAAACTCCGAAGTATTGCGGGCGAAATTTCGGATTCTCAGGCGGATACTTCAGCCCACGAAGACGGAACATCTCTTCGTAGTAGTCGGGGGGGAAGGCGCGAACGTAAGGCTGGAGTTCTTTGGCAACGAATTTCTCAAGGATCTGTGCAAGAGCATCACGTGCACGGTCTTTCTGGTATCCCGTTGCCTCATCGACCAACGCAATAATCCCAACGCGGGCAAAGCCTCGCACCAGAATTTCACATTGTGCCGCGATGTGTTCTTGCTGCTTTAGAAGAGCGCCAGCCGCTCGAGCTTCCAGCACGGCGTCGCAAATGTCGGCCAACAAGGTGGCCGGGTATCCGTTTGCGACGCCGCCACCGCCGCCATGAACGAATCTGATCGGATTTTGGATCAGCACCATCATCTCGTTGTTTATAAAGGGAGAAATGGCTTTCCCAGCTGCGAATCCAGTGAGTCGATCAGCACCACCCTGCCCTGACCCATAAGTCATTCCTAGCCCTGCCACCATGCCTCGCTGAGACAACACGCGCGTTCCGTCTTCCAGCACATAGCAAGGAATTTCGACATCCCCGATTTTCAGCGGATGGTCCGCCGATCCATGCGTAGCCTTCGGGAGTGCCTTATTAGCCTCTCGGACCGCCACTGCATTCCTAGCGCGCTCCTTGCGCTGCTCTTCAGTCAACTTCGCCGCAGCCGCCTTGCCGCCCTTCGCCTTGCCTTTTGCTTCTGTCATCTCAGGTTCCTCCCATGTGGAGCCTGAATCATATCTATCAAAAACAACGAATGCAAGATCAATCTATCATTTCTTCGAAAAGATAGATGCCGACGCACGCCCGACCTAGCAGTCGGGCGTTTTGCATGGTCGGTGCAATTCAGTGCGCAAATGATCCGCTCGACATATAATCACTCCGAGTCGGGCGTGGACGCGTTCTAATACGGCTCGACTTTCAGAATCAAAACAATACTCCGGGGGTCAAAAATGTTTGAAAACATCAAGCGCATCGCCAATGCCATCATCGCGGGATTCAAGCGAATCCTGTGCTCGCCTCTGAGCGAAGAAGATGAGAGGGACATGCGAACGTGGTAATCACGTCGTAGCGGCAGACTGGCTGGAAGGTGGCGCATCGTCAAACGTGTCGCCAATGTTGACGGCCGACCCGTCCGGCAACAAATGCGCCGTCGAGCCATCTGGCGGCGTCCATGTTTCATAGTCGCCATCCCATAGAACGATGTTCTCGACGACGCTGTTTAAGACGATTGCGTATTTTGCGGTTGTCATGCGTATTCCTCGATAACCAAATAACCCGGCGCACCTGCGCCGCCGGTGGCTCCAGACGAAGCGCTAGCTCCCTGCCCGGCGCCCCCCCCACCTGCGCCATTCCCAACTGCGGAATTGCCAGATCCGCCGCCACCACCGTTACCGCCACTGCCAAAATCCGCACAGTTCGCGCCAATTCCGCCAAGGGAGGCGGATAGCGAGAATCCCTGCCCCGTTCCTCCAATTGTGTTGCTTCCCAACACCACCGCCGTTGCCGGAGTGGACGAGGTACACGTGCTTATCAGCCCATTCCCAAACACGCCGCCCGCGGGCGAAAAAGCCGCACTGCCGAAACCTCCTTGACCTCCCGGGCATACAAGCAGAGATCCGAACGAAGTAGTGCCGCCCTGATTGCCAGGATTATTCCCCGCGGCAGCCGGAGAGCCGCCAGCACCAATGGTCACGGTTTGGGACGCGAGGCCTGACAGAATCAGAATCTCGCCGGGCGCTCCGGAATTGCCGCCCGAAGCGACGGCGCATTGAGTCGAACTCGTTGACGTGATGCTGCCGCCTGCCCCTCCACCGCCGCACGCACGTACACGCGCTTTGGTCGCGGTAACGGACCGGCCTCCCACCGTATATGTGCCAGGCGTATAAGTGCCGCTTGCGGTAAAAATCTTCACTCCCAGAAAGAGGCCAAGCGCCTGAGCTGCTTGAAGGGCATGATTCGACGCCGTAGCAGGTTTGATCGCCAGGGGGAAAAATTGGCGAACCGCGGATCCGCCAATCACATCGATTTCGTTGCCTCCGCTTCCGATGATCTCGATATCGTCTCCGAGCTGGAGTGCAATTGTCGTCACAGTATTGCTGACACCGTAGTATAGGAAGTCTCCGCTTCCCAAAACCTGGATCGTCAGGACGCCAGATCCAAAGTTCGTGAACTTGCAATACTTGCCTGCGCCGATCGTGTTCCCGGCAGGAAGAATAAGTGTCCCGCTCGCGCCGTAATAGTCGATGTAATTTTGGGAGAACTGGCTGAGCGTGAGCTGGCCCGGCGAACCGATATGCAGATTGCCCGACATATTCCCCTGAGCCGACTGAAGCTGGGATAGCGGGATGGCCTGATTAGAGGCAGTCGCAGCGGCAACTTGGAACTGGTTCGCTGGATTGCCGTTCACCTGAGCAACCGTGCCGGACGTCGGCGCGCAAAACGCAAAGTCACCGATGTTCCAGTTTTGGGCAGTCGTGCCTTCTTGTGCGCGCAGCACGGTCAACGTCGCGCCCGTGATGCCCGTTACATAGACGACTTCATAGATCGCTCCCGTTGCTGCGTCGTTGAGCGTGAGCGGCATCTGCGCCCCGCCGGAAAGCGCCGGAAGGTTGGCGCTGCTCGCGAGAGTGAGAGTCGCCGCACTGCTGCTAGCGGCAGCCGCGAGCGTGGTATTGACGTTGTTGCCTGGAATGAACGTGGTCGTGGCCATATCTTAAGCCCATGAAAAAAGCCACCTCAGGGGCGGCTTTCTGTTGCGGATTGATGGATCGGTCAGCTACTGCGGATCACTACCGTGAATTTCACTTGGAATGGAAGCGCCAGATATCCTTGATTCAGGAGGATCTGGAAGTCCTGCGAAATCTGACCTGGCGGCACGCTGATTTGCAGCGAGTGCGATGCAAGGGTCTGCCGTGACTTGTGCGTGTTGTATGCCTGCGTGTTGTAGGGCGGCGTGACATAAGAGCCGGCGTATCCGATCGCTTGTCGCGTCAAACCGATCTGGCGCAGATAATCGACGGGGATATCAGATCCATTGGAACCGAAGATGAATCGAGCAACTCGACGGCGCAGCCATTGCAGCGACATCTGGCGTCCATCACCTAGATATAGGTGCCACGTCAAAACGCGCTTGTAGATGTCGTCATTGGCTGCCGTTGCCGTGCCGGAGTTCACATGCAGACGCCGATCGTACGCCAGCGAGTTGTACGGCCTCGTGTTGTATGCGCCGTAGTTCTTCACGGACAATGTGGACAGAACCGGCCGGCTGATACCGTAGATTCCGGCGCCGATCCAGTCCAAAAGTGGGCCGTTGATCGTTGGGTTCGTGTACACCGATAGCGGTGTCTGGTTGAACCAGTTGAGATACCCTTGCGCGAGCGAATTGAAGCTGTCGGCGAATGCCAGCAGATCATCGTCATCGCTGTACTGATCGTAGATGGTAAGCGGCTGGGCAACCCATCTTGAGGTTCGGTAAAGCTCTTGGGAGTATCGTGTCCACCTAACGAATAAGCGGACACGTGAACACTATCGTCGAAGAAGGGATGCCCTCCGAACGCCGCCGCCGGCGACGCTACAGCGAGGATTTCAAGGCCAGGATCGTAGCTGCCTGCCACGGAACCGGAGTATCAGTTGCAGCGGTCGCACTGGAACACAGGCTCAACGCGAACCTGCTGCGACGCTGGATCGATCAAGCAGAAGGCAGGCTTCCCAAGGGCTTGCCGGGCCGTCCGGCAGATTTACAACCGGTAGCCGCGCCAGCATTTGTGCCGATTGCCCTGGAAACCCGGAACACGCATTCGGCGGAGATCCGCATCGAAGTGCGCCGGGGAGATCAGACGGTCACGGTAAGCTGGCCGATATCGGAGGCAGCCCAGTGTGCAGCCTGGCTGCGCGAGTGGCTGCGGTGATCCGGGTCGACGAGATCTGGCTGGCTGTCGATCCACTGGACATGCGGGCCGGCTTCGACACGGCACTGGCGCGCGTGGTCAAGGTGTTCGGCGCCGCGCACCCACACCACGCCTATCTGTTTGCCAACCGCCGGGCCAATCGAATGAAGGTGCTGGTGCATGACGGCATCGGCATCTGGCTGGCCGCACGACGCCTGAATCAAGGTCAGTTCGTCTGGCCACACGCTGGCAGCGAGCCGAAGCAGCACGCGCTGACGCACGAGCAGCTGGCTGGCCTGGTGCTGGGCCTGCCGTGGCAGCGCATTGGGCAGGACGGCGTGATCCGCATCGTATGACGGCGACGTAAACAGTTTCGCTTCACCGGTGCGCTGGCTTCTGGCAGACTGGCCTGCATGAACCTGCCCACCGATCTTGACTCCCTCAGTCCGGAACAGTTGCGTGCCCTCGCAGTGCAGTTGATTGCCGAGGTGCAGGTGAAGGACCGGGAGGTCAGTGAGCGGGATCGGGAACTGCATTACCGGCAGACCCGCATCGAGCAGCTGTCGCACGAGATCGCGATCCTCAAGCGCCAGCAGTTCGGCCGGCGTAGCGAGCAGTTCAACAGCGAGCAGATGAGCCTGCTCGAGGAAGCCATCGATGGCGACGTGGCTGCCATCGAGATGGAGCTCGAACAACTCAAACCCCGCCGGCTGAACGGCAACGTGAACAGCCCAAACGCACGCCGTTGCCGCCGCAACTGCCTCGCACCGACATTCATCACGAGCCTGACAGTACGGGTTGCCACTGCGGCTGCGAGCGCGTGCGAATCGGCGAGGACATCAGCGAGAAGCTGGACTACACGCCGGGTGTGTTTACGGTGGAGCGGCATATCCGGGGTAAATGGGTATGCCGCCACTGCGAGACGCTGATCCAGGCACCGGTGCCCGCACACGTCATCGACAAGGGCATCCCGACCGCCGGTCTGCTTGCGTCGGTGCTGGTCAGCAAATATGCGGACCACCTTCCCCTGTACCGTCAGGAACAGATCTTTAGCCGTGCGGGCCTCGCGATACCGAGATCCACGCTGGGCGCGTGGGTGGGGATGTGCGGTTTGCAGCTTCAGCCGCTGGTCGCCGCACTGCGCCAGGAGCTTCTGCGGCAACGCGTACTGCACGCCGATGAAACGCCAGTGCAGATGCTCAGCCCCGGCAAGGGCAAGACACACCGAGCATACCTGTGGGCGTATACGTCCACCCAGTTCAGTGACTTGCGCGCGGTGGTTTACGACTTCACCGGCAGCCGCGCCGGTGAACATGCCCGCGCATTCCTCGAAGGATGGCACGGCAAGCTGGTGTGCGATGACTACGGCGGCTACAAGGCGTCATTCCAGCAGGGTGTCATCGAGATCGGATGTGCGGCTCATGCACGCCGAAAGTTCTTCGAGTTGCACGCCAACCACAGCAGTCAGGTTGCGGGGCATGCCCTGCCGTTCTTCTCTGCGCTTTACGACATCGAGCGTGACGCAGCAGAACTGAATGTGGATGAGCGATACCGGGTTCGCCAGTCACGGGCCAAACCGGTTTGCGACGCCTTGCACGAATGGTTGATTGCGCAGCGCAAACTCGTATCCGAAGGCTCAGGCATCGCGAACGCTCTGGATTACAGCCTCAAGCGTTGGGAAGCGCTCACGCGCTATCTCGACGACGGGAGCGTGCCCATCGACAACAACTGGGTCGAGAATCAAATACGGCCATGGGCCCTGGGGAGGTCGAACTGGTTGTTCGCAGGTTCACTGCGAGCGGGGCAGCGTGGTGCTGCGATCATGAGCCTGATCCGCTCGGCGCAACTCAACGGGCACGATCCGCACGCGTATCTCAAAGACATCCTCGCGCGCTTGCCCACGCACAGGGCCAGCGACATTGCAGCGTTATTGCCGCATCGCTGGCAGCCTAAACCGACAATCGCCTAACTTCGCCCGTCAAGACGGGATGGCTGGCCGCTTACCGTAGATGTAGCTCGGCACAACCTCTTGCAGAGGTTCAGTGGCGAAGGATTCGATCTGCATGGATCAACCGCCTTGCGTGACCGTCACGGCACCGGCCGCTGCGAAAAAGTACGATTCGGGATCGGACAAAATCAAGTTCGTTCCAGCCTCCGGCGTGACAGTCACCCCATTGATGTTGACGGTGTATGTCAGTGCGGACAAGTTGTCGACAGGCAAGACGCTTGCAATTGCGGCCTCGAATGCCGCGGACATCGCGTTCAGGTTCATCGGTTTCCCTGCAACGATGCCGTTCACGTAGTTTGTGATCGCGGGCGCTCCGAGCTGGTTCACTTGCGATCCGGCCGTGAAGTTGGCCAGGTTCGTGTTCCAAACCACCTCTATCGTTACGACCTGCTGCGGCGGATTCACGTAGGTGACGTTGTACTGATTCGGAGAATCCGTGATCGTGACAGTCACGTTGCGGGAAACCGTGTTGGATCCTACGATCGTCGAGAGATCCAGCACTCCCGAATAGATGGCTGCCGCAACTTGATACGGGTCGCCGCCGCCGCAAATCACTTCCCACCCGAAGGTGGATTGCACGATAGACACAAGACGCGGCGTTACTCCGGGGACGGCTTGCAGCAGCGTCTCCAGATAGGCCGGCGTACCCTGCCCGGCCACCTGATTGGCCTGCATGATCCGTGCGCGATAGCTCTGCACCGATTCCGTCGTTGTCGCGGGCGTTCCGGCTTGCGGATTCGAAACCGTCATCGTCGTGTTGTAGGGCGTCGGCAGCGAGGTAACGAGCTGCGTCACGGTCCCCGGCGGAACAGCCCATGTTCCGGCTTGGTTGGCCACCGCCAGCAGCGGGACCGATACCCCTCCAGTTCCGAGAACGCCGCCGTCTTGAAGCACGTATTGGTACGTGCCATCGCTCACGATAAATCCGGCCGGGATGATGTAGCCCGGCGCGGTGGCATCCGTAAACACGACAAGCACGCTGGTGTTGGTCGGCTGGCCCTGCGGTATGCCAAGCATGGCGCCTTGCTGCGCGAGGATAAAAGCATTTGCCCCGTAGGGCGTCACGCTGTTGACCGCATCAACCCGGGCCTGATCGATCGTCGCAAGCGCGCCGACATCAGTCGATGCGATGTCCTCGATCAGTGATCCGGGCAGGTTCGCCGTGTAGCCCGGATTCGTCGCGGCCACGCCATCGACAAGGTTCTGACGCAGCGTGGCAGGCGAGGTCGATACCGGGCCGGATGCCCCCATGACCAGCGGAATATCACTCATGTTGCGACGGTTCTCGTGAGCATCGCACCGCTGTGGGTGACAGCGGTGATGTTGTATTGAGGCGAGTCAACGTTCGGCACGCGTGTAATCGTGAGGGACGCAAAATACTGCGCGAACTGCTGCTGCGTCTGCATGACGTAGAAGTCAGGGAACACCTGCGTGACAACGGTCTGAATCGCCGGGATGCCATAATTGGCAAAGAACGGGCTTTCGTTCAGGTTCAGCTTGAGCACCTGGCAGAGCGCGGTCAGGTACACGTTGTCGTTGAACCCGTTTGCATCGGTCTGCACAAGTACCCACGTAGCGTTGCCTTGTTCGTCGTAGGTGCGGCCCCAAGTTCTCATGTACCGATCCTAGATTTTTTCAACCACACTGAGAAGACCATGATTCGTCGATTATTCGTTGCTTGCCTTTTTGTATCGGCAACCTGCCATGCCCAGTCCGTCTCTGTCGAGGTCCCCCCGCATACCACAGTCAACGTCACGGTGACTCAAGAAGGTGAAAAGCTTGATACGTCGAAGTGTTCACTATTCGCGGCAGATGTCCGCATATTTGCGGATGACTTTCAAAACGGAACCTCACTCAAAACAGAACTTAAGCGGTACGGGAATCACGACTTCCGGGTTTCCGCTATAAATCAGGTGTATAGATTTATGAAGATACCGGGCGCGACGCCAGAGAAAATACAGCAGGCGGCATACGAACAATGCTCAAATGATCCTAATTGATCGGCGGATCGGACTGAACCTTGGCACCGTCACCCGGCAGGTAACCATGCGTGTGGTCTTGATAGCTCTGACCATTGATCAATAGGCCGGAGCCGTTCAACACGATAGTCTGGCCGGCGAACGACATCTCGATCCCAGAGTTGTTAAGCACTAGCGATGTCGTTCCAAAATTCAACGCAACGCCCGACCCGTTCACGACACATGATGCGTTGCCGTCAGTTGTCCGCAGGATGGCACCGTTCGGCCCCTGCAACTGCGCGGCGTTCGGATCAATGGGCGAGAACGACTTCTGCCCGATCGGCACGAACACGAGCGCGGTCAGGTTGCCGGGCCTGCGGAACGACGACGTTCCTCCACCAAGCCCCGATACACCACCGAGGTACACGTCGGCCGGCTGCGTGACGCCGTAGTCACCTACCTGCGTCGGCAACGTGAGCCACGGGCTTTCAGCCTTCGGGATCGTGATCGGCGGAAGCGTCCACGGCGACGTGTCCATCTCGAATTCAACCGTCACGATCTTGCCCGTGACGGCAGTGACTCGGCACGGCAACGCACGCCCTTGGCTCTCGATCGCCTGCCCCGCACGAGTGATAGCGAGGTCGTTCAGGCTTCGCTGAAACCAGAGCTTTGCAAAGTCGTCTGCCATATCAAGCCCCCGTCGATGCGGTCACCGGCATGCACTGAACGAGCGTCGTCCAAGCTGCGCCGTCCGCACCCCGGTAGTTACCGATATGCCGGATGTCCACCACCACGAACTCGCCTTGAAACGTCGATTCGTATTTCATGTTCGACGGAAGAGATGCTCCGGAGGTCGAAACCGCGCCGGGACTGCTCGGCATGCCCTTCGGCATCTTGATCCGCGAGTTGAGCTGGAGATCCCCGCGCATGACGAGCGGAAGCTGCATCTTGTTCACGTCGATCCATGCCGGCTGCCCGATGAAGTCAGTGAACTGGATGTCAACAGCCGGGGATGTTGCGGTGCTGTCGAACACGACGACCTCGCCGCCTTGGATCGTCATCTGCACGCCTTCATAGCCTTCCCCGAGGAAATTCCCCTTCGTGCTCTCAAGAATCTGCTGCGCCAGCTCGCCATACGTTCGGGCAATGTGCGGATCGTCATAGTTCTGCACGAGCTGATCGCTGATGTTGATCGTGATTTTCGTGTTCGGGTAGGCAACGGATAGCGTCTGCTGGAGCGCGTCGGAGAGCTTTGTGTTGGCTTTCCACATCAAGACGAAATTACCCGGGTGATCGGTCGTGTACAGCGCCGGGTTCACCACGAAATTCAGTGCTTGATCTGTACCCTGCCAATTTCCGAAGGACTGGAAAATCCGGCCGGCCGTGATCTTGCCGGCCTGCTTCGGGTTCGCCAGAGGCAGCCCCTTCTGCATGCCAGCCTTGAGCGTGAAATAGAGGCCATCGACGAACGCGCCGGTCGTGGCATCGATATGCGGCCCGAACAACTGCTTGGCTTGACGCAAATCGTCCAGCGAGACGCCCTCGATCATCATCGTCTGACCGCCAGTCGGCGTTCCGTACACCGTCACCGGGATATCGAATTCGACGTTCAGCGCACCGGGATCGAACACGCCATTGGGGTGCGAAGTCCATCGGCGCACGACATCCTGTCCTTCCTGATCTCGCGTGAGCGTGATGTCGTAGTAGCGCATTACGGCATGACCTCGAAATTCCCGGAGTCCTCGCGATACAGCAAAGTCGAGGCAGTGAAGATCCCCGGCGCGAGTGGGATGTCAGCATTCAACGGAGACCCGACAAGCGCGCCGGACCAAGTGAGATTCCCGTAGGCGTCCGTCAGCGTCAGATACCAGCGCTGCCCGGCGAGATTCCACGTCACCGCGCCGTTGTACGACTGGCCGTCGAGCGTGAATAGCGCTTGGAACGGCGGCGAAGCCGAGTTCACGATATTGAGGGCGATCAGCGTAGTCATTGCGCCCCCGTCACGAACGAGCTGATAGCGCCCGTGAGGTTGCTAATACCCTGCGCTGCCCCTTGAGCAGCCGAATCAACCGCCGTGGCCGCGCTCGACCAGAGCGAGGTTCCGGCGAGGCCCGTCGGAGCGACGGAAGACCCACCAGAAATCTTGCTCATCAAAGAATTCATGGCCGAGGCAGCATCCGACTGCGTGACCAGCGGTTTCACGAAATCGAGCCGCCACTGAATCTGTTGCTGGCGCGACTCCCCGCTCGTCACATCCGTCATTGACGTGAGCAGGCAGTCAGTGAAGATGAATGACGGTGTGGCGACATGGAACGTGCCGCCCGCCGCGCAGTGGGCTTGAAGCGACGTTTGCAGCGAAGTGAACAGCGCGAGCTTCGTGAGATAGCCCGCCGTGTCTTTCACCGGCGCAATCATCAGCAGCGAGATCGTTTTCGGCTGCATGACGATCGCATTGCCGGCGACTTGCACGTTTGCAAACGGATACATGCCAACGGAATTGTTGATGACCGTTGCGCCGGGGAGCGGAACATACGTGGCGTAAAACGAATCGGTGCTCAGTCCGTTCGACAGCAGACCCTGAGCAAGCGACACCAGTTGTCCCGTCAAGCCGATGATCGGCATCATGCCGCCGAGCGTGCCGGAAGCGATCCCACCGTTCAGGATGATTGGGGAAACCTGAAACGCAAGATCGTAGATCGATCGGAAGGCGGAACCAACAGTCGTGGAGAGTGCCATGTCACATCCCCGCTGCGTTGGCTTGAACCGCAACCTTCGCGGAAGTCGAGTTCGTCACATGCACCTTAACATCGAGCTTTTGCTTGGCTAGTGCAGCCGTGATCTTGCTGATGTAGTCGCGCGTTTCTCGGGGGGCGTATTGCTCCCACTGATCGCCGTGAGCGGCAATCGCAGCGTCAAGAGCGGGGTGCTTGGCGTTACCCATTCCCCAGTTGTACGCTGCCAGCGCCTTGCGAACGTCGCCTTTGTAGCGCTTCATCATGTCGCCCATCATGCGGGACGCGGCATCAGCCGAGTCGTGCAGGTTGAACGGATCGGCAAGGCCGTACTGCTTGGCCGTGTCTTTCATGAACTGGAACGGCCCCATCGCTCCCTTAGGCGAGATAGCGCCGACATCGCCCCGCGATTCGACCATCTCTTGGGAGTAAAGCAACCCTTCTGGCAGACCGGCCTTTCGCTCCATCTCTCGGAAATAGGCTGGCTCACCGGTTACTTTCTGGAGGGCGCCGGCAAGCCGGTCGAGCGGCGTCGCGGATTGCTCTGGCTTTCCGGCGCCCTTCCCCGCGCCCGGCAGAGGCGTGTTGAGATCCCACCAAGCCTTGGAGAAATCGCCCTTGGCGATATCCTTGCCAAAGTCAACCAAGCCGTTGCCGATCTGCTGCTGATCGCCGGGCTGGTTATCCACGCCCATTTTTTTAAATAGACCCGCGACTCGATCAAGGCCATCAGCCAGGATCGCGACATCATCAGCAATCCGTTTGACGCCATCCGCGAACGTCTTGATGCCCGTCCTGAAGTCAGCCGACGAAAGATAGTTGACGAATTCGCCAATACCTTTTGTCATCTTGTCGAGATTTTCAGGCGTCAGAACCTCATTGATCAGTTGCTTCGCATCAACCGTGAGCGTGGAAATGAACGCCTCAAGCGGAGGCCCGAGCGTAACAAGGCGATTCGTCAGGTCCGTCTGGATCGTATTGCCCGCGTCGCTCAGTTGACGAATGAAGGAGCGCCAGCCGTCGCCCGTCGAATCTGTCGTGTTGTACTTCCTCGCGTCAGACTCAAAGTCCTTCGTTGCTTGCGGGAATCGTTCGAGCGATGCGGCTGCCAAGCGGGCATCGTTGAGACTGATACCAGCCTGCGGCGCTCCCGTGGCATTGAAAAGCTGTGCCGTGCGCTGTTCGGGCGGCGTATTCTTCCACCACTCCCCCGCGTTTCGAAGCGCATCAATCGCGAGATTGGACGGATCCGCGCTGGCAACATCCTCCAAGCTTCGCTTGGTCGCCATGCTCAGGTACACGCGCTTCGACGTGTCAGCCTGCGCATCCGCCATGCGCTGCAAAATACCTTCGTTGAAACCATACACGCCGAAGTCTTGCCGGAACGCAGTCAGTTCTCCGGGCGTCACGCCAATGCCGCGCGCCGTGTTCTGCGTGTCAACCGCGCCATGCGCCAGCTCTCTGAGACCGATCGAGCCGAACAGCCCGCCAAGGCCCGCAATCCCGGCACCGAGCGCGCCGAGCTTGAGCAGGTAGCCGCCGATGCTGAAAATCGACTTCGCAACTCCCTGCGCCGACTTCTCGATCTTCGACATCGAATCCGATCCCTCTTTCGAGGTCTTGGCGAAGTTGCGGCCAGCCTTCACGGCATCTTCCATTGCATGGGCGATGGCGTTAGCCTGAATCGCCGCAACCATCAACGCCTTTCGAGATTCGTCCGTTGTCCCGGCGATGTCGGTCATCGCGTGCTCGGCCTTTCGGGCAGCATCATCTATCCGCTTCCAGTCCTCTGGAATGCTATCGAGCCGCCCCTGAAACTCCTGGAACATCTCGTAGAACTCCCGGAACTGCGCGTCGTCTACCGGGACCTGGATGATGGGCTTGTTAGCCATATGGCGCTCTCATTGCGGCGAGGGCTTCTAGCACGTAACGCTCGCGAAACTCTCTGACGGTGCGATATGGCGAACCATACCGCTCGACCGTCTCTTGAAACCCCTCACCGACCGCATATCTCAGGATGGATCCGAGGATGCCGGGCGCTGCGTCGAAGTTGCTTCCGGCGTCGATTTCTGCAAGGAAGCGACGAACTCCATAGGCGGAGAGGACGTAATCGACGCACGCAGCACCGAAGCTGTCGAGCGAGCGATGCGCGCGCGGTCCGCTTTCTTCGCCATCGAGCAATGACACGTAAAAAAAACGATGGCCGATTCCGCCTCCGACCAGTCTTCCGCATCGATCTTCCCGCTTGCAATTGCCGCATCGACCGGCACGTTGTCCCAGCCTCCTGCGCTCGGGACGAGAATCGTTGTCAAGCGCTTGATCTCGGCGAGAAGTGCCGGCGCAGATTCATCGATGGGCTTACCCTGCGCGTCGAACATGCCACGCGCCTCGGCATCCTTCAGCCCTTCGTCGCGAAGCGTGAGCGCGGCAACTCGCGGGCCGGCGTCCATCGCGTAGTACACGCCGCGGCTCGAAATCGATGCCTTCGTCGCGGCGAGAACTCGATAGTTTGCTTCGAACACGGCGCGCGAGATGGGCGTGTGATACGCCCAAACACGAACGCCGGATTCGTCGCTGATGACCGGAACGACCAGATGCATCGACTCATTGATCTGGATATCGCTCATGCATACGACCAGAGGTTGTTATTGATATAGAAGATGCCCTCCAGCGTCAGCCGAACCACCGGGTCCGTGCCATCGAACGCGCCGGGATCGATATCGGCGATGGTCGTGTTCGTTAGGGCGATCGGATCGAACGCGGACGTGTCGCTGTGGATCGTCACCGAACCGATGTTGCCGCTCGTCTGCGCCTGCAACATCCACGCATTCGAGAGCGATTGCGTACGCAGAAGGCCAACAGTCACGGTGGTGATCACGTAGGGCTCGGGGGAATTCACGGCACCCGTTGCGGTTCCGATCTTCTCGACGAACTTGCCACCGAACGCCACGCGCACGAACGATTTGCTCATGTACGGCGCGGTCACGTTCAGGCCCGTAAAGTCCGAGCACACTAGGCTCGCACGGAGGCGGTTGAGAACGCCCTGAGCGATCATGGGATTGGTTGCCATCTATCGGGCTCCTTACGCGAACTGAACGGCGTCGAGGTTGAACGTGATCGTGAGGAAGCCGTTTTGCCCCACTGCCGTTGCCGATAGGCCGCCGTATTGACCAGCCTTGTAGTCGTTCGGGTTCTGCGCCGTGTAAGTCGCAAACGGGATTGCCGAGACCGTGACGCTCAGTGCGCAGCCGAATGTGACCGCGTTGTTCGCAACGTTTTGCGCGACCGCGAGCAGCGCGTTGATGCCCGGTTGGTCGTAGAGCAATGGCGGGTTCTGGTTCGAGCCGTTGATGATCGCCGCGGCGAGCGCCTGCTTTGCCTGGATCTGGAACCAGTCGATGCCGTACCACCACGATGCTTGCGATCCGTCCATCAGCGTGCCCTTGAAGAGCGCGGCAGTGGAGATACCGCCTTCCGCGCCTGTGAGCACGAGATTGCCGTAACCCGTGAGCGCCGTGTTGATGGCTGCCTGATTGCCCTTCTTCGACCACGGAGTCAGGCCGGTCATATACCGATAGGACATCGGAGCGAGGCGATTGCTTGCGCTCGGGCTATTCACCAACCACTGATAAAACGGCCCGGCCGCTTGAAATTCGGTCGATGCTGCCGTCGGGCTGGGCTGCACCGCGAATACCGATTTTTGCGTCGCGTAGTTCGGCAGGTTGACGGCGCTCGTGGTGACGAAGAAGTACGTCTTACCGGTCGCGCTGGCATACTGAGAAGCCATCTCGCTCAGGCCCGAGACGAGGTTTGCGGTTCCAGTTGCACCGGTGCCAGCGCCGCCGCTAAACGTTACAGTCGGCGCCGAGGTGTAGCCGCTTCCCGGATTCGTGATGTTGACCTGAACCACAGCGCCATTCTGGATCACGGCGGTGCCGGTTGCGGTCGTGCCGGTCGTCGGCGCAGAGAACGTCACGGACGGAGCCGACGTGTACCCACTTCCGCCTGAGGTCAGGATCACGCTGCCGACTTCATCTTTCGAGAAGTCCCACGCAGCGGGAACGAGGTACGCGTAAAACACGCCTGGATTCTGCGTGATCCACGCTTGCAGCAGAGCGATCTGCGCATCGACGCCGGTGGCGGTGCCAAGCTCGAGCACGTAGCACCCGACAGCTGTTCCTTGAGCATAGAACGACGTACCCATGTTCAGAAGTTCGGCTTCGTTGCCGCCGCTCGACAGGATCGATTCGAGATCAGAGAGCTGACCGGTGTACTGGTAATTGCCCGGCGTCAACGTGGTGCCACCGAGCGAAACCAGCGCGCCGCTCTGCTGGAGCTGAGACGACGTGGGCGCTTGCGTGACGACAACGTTGAGCTTGACGATTTGATCGGTAATGGTCGTCGCCATGGTTGACGCCCTCCTGGTTACGCGAACGAGACGGACACCGTGCCGCCGGTCGGGGGCGTCACGACGATGCCCGAAGCAGTCGGCATGCCGGCGAACTGATACGTGCCCACAGCCTGGGGAATGGTGCCGAGCTGGTTCGCGGTGGTATTGCCGGTCAGCGCAGTGCTGTCGTAGATGGCGCCGACCGCAGTGCCAGCCGTGACCACCGAGACGGTGTAGACGCGACCAGGGGCGGCCTTGATAATCGTGGCCGCCGTGATGTCGAGCGTGGTAGCGTTACCGCCGGGGGTCGGCGGGAAGTATTGGGGCATGGCTTTACTCCTGGATGGTGGTGGTGATGCTGGCCGACAGGATCAGCCGACGCGCGATCGCGTCAGCGGTTCCCTGGTAGTACGACGCGAGAATCGTCAGCGTCTTCTTCATCGCGATCGCCGCGATTTCAACCTGAGTGCGCTTCTCGTCGCGGATGGCGGGAGAGTTGCAAAAACCGAAGTTGTCCGTGTTCATCGAGTAATCGATGAGCGCCGAGTAAAATTGAATTGCTTGCTGGTTCGTGAATCCATACAGCGTCAGGCGGACGTTATCGCGCATGAGCTGCGTACTCGCCATCGGCTGAAGCGTGGTCGGCGGCGAAGGCGTTCCGGGCCACTGATACGTCGGGAATGGCTGAAGCGCGATGGTCTCGGACGGCTCGATGTGTGCGGTCACATAGGGCGGCTGCACGTTGTCAGGCACGAGGAAAGACGGATAGATCGGCGCGCTGGCTAGACCAGTAACCGATAGCCAAATGGGCAGGCTGTTCGACACGATCGGCTCGACCGGCAGATCCGCCGCGCTTTCGACGAGTTGCGAGGCCAATGCCGGGTAGACAGCAAAGCCGCGGTAGTGCCACAGGCCAGCCTGCTGATAATTCGATCCAGTCTCAGCGAATGCGACTTGAAGCGTCGTTTCGTCCGTCTGCCACGTTCCGACCCACATTGACCCCGGCGAGATCGCGTTGAGCTGCGAGATCTCTTCCTCGGCCGTGAAGATCATCTTGTTAGCAGCGATCGTCTGGTCTTCGTCCTGTCTGCGGTCGGTCAGGATGTGCAGCGATCCCTTGAACTGCTGAGCCGTGCCACTCGCCACCCAGAACACATAACCGTCGGTGGGCAGCGTCGATTTCGTGTACTGCTGGAACGTGACAGACTGTTGACGGGAAAGCTGCTCCAGGCCCGTTTGCAGCGCCGCAGCGAGGTCCCCAGGCGCTGCGCCTGCTTCGTCGATCAGACCCATCAGCTCTCAACCCATGCTCGGAACGACGCTTGATAGAGCCCAGTGTCGATAAATTCGGCTCGTGCCGGATTCGAGCTTGCGTACGGCTTTTTCTTGCGGTGGTTCACGCCGTCTTCGGCCGCGGCAATCGCTTGGCCACTTGCCTGCTTCCATTCGCGCGCATCTAGGAAGTCACGAAAAAGCTCACCAATTCTTCCAGTCGATAGGTCAAGCGAGAGCTTGCCGACCGGCTTACCTTGCGCGAGGCTCTCAATCTCGCCAGCCACTTCATTGGCCAGAAGCTCACCAATCTGTTCCTCGTACATCTCAAGAAACACCCGCATGACGTGGTATTCATCTTCGATGAACGTCGCGACATCGCCCGTGGTTGTACCAGGCTTGGCGTCCTTTGCCGTGTAGGCTACGTCAACAACGCCGAGGTAGAGCGTAGGCATCACGACACTCCGACCACATCCGGGCCGAACTGCTGCGCATAGGCCAGGTACTCTTGACCCCAAGGCGTCTTAATCAGGTCGAGATCCTGCATCGTCAGGTTCTTGAAGAACTCCGGCACCACGAGCGAATTCGACGTGCCGTTGTCCGACGAGGATTGCACCACCCCAGCCACGAGCGACATCAGCTTAAAGTTGGCGCGCTGGGTCGAGAAGAATGTGGAAGGCGGGATGTCCTGCGCCACCTTCAGCAGCCGGTGCATGCCGAGGTTGTAGACCGCCAGCACATACACGATCAATGGCACCGAGCAAGGCGCCACGAGCGCGAGATTCATCGCCATCGTGAACGCCCATTGCAGGTACTGAGAGTTGTTCGGCAGATCCGCCTCGGGCACGCCCTGGTTATAGACGAACGTCGTGAAGTCGGCCAAGTTCGGCTGAGTCGGATCCGCGAACGACATATCAGACCGGCAGCTTGGCGTCGGCGCGGCCTTCCGGCGTCACCGACAGGGAAAAGTTGACTTCATCGCCGGTCGGGCGCTGGCCAGGCGGCACGTCCTGGCGCACCTCGACCTCGGTCACCTTGGCGAGCCGGCGCCCCTTACCTGCGCCCTTCTTCTCGCGCGTCGCGCTGTCGAATGCCAGGGCGCCTCGCGTGGCCTCGGCCGCCGATCGATGCTCTTGCGTGTCCACGAGCTGATCGTGAGCGCCGATGATCTGGTTCTCCGTCACCGGCTTGCCGACGCGATACAGGTAGCCCGAGAACTCGCTCATTTTCACGTTGACCCGTGCGGCGTCCTGAAAACCGAACTGGTCCAGGTGCCGCACGATGGCCTCGACCGCCGCGCTCGATGCGCCTTTTGCGATTTCGCGTTGCTGGCCGGACGGGATATGCACGACCTGCGCTTTGCCGGCATGCTCGGGCGAGCGGAAATGGTGTTCCAGGTGCTGCTTGCTGCAATTGGCGATGAAGATCGACATGTTGTCCTCGGTAAGAAAAAAGGGCGCCGCACTGGCGCCCCTTCGGGTTGCGGGGTACTGCCGGCCGATTAGTGCGGGATCGACAGGATCGAGATGCCCTCGGGGCGAACGCACCAGCCCGAAGTCACGCGCAGTTCCTGCACTTCGGTGATGCCGCCGTCCGGGATCGGCGTCGGGATCTTGATCGGCGCCGCAGCGTCCGCGTACATCAGGTTCACCGCCTTCATGCCCGGATTGACATCCGCGAACACGTTGGTGTTGATGCCCGGGATATCCGGCTTCTCGATCTCGGGGATCGTCAGGATCACTGCGTCCGAGCCGCCCGCGCCCTTGCCGATGAGGGTGTCGTCGAAGAACCACTCGATCGAATCGCCCATTTCCTCGACAACGTTCTGCACGACCTGGCCGACCGTTGCGGTACCGGCGCCCGGACGCTGGTATTGCACGACCTGGACGATCGAGCCGTAGGTCAGTTGCAGGAACACGCGCTGCGGGCTCACGATGCGGATCGTGTTCTTGATGTTGCCGCCCGACTGGAACATGCGGGTCTTCAGCGCGACGATCTGCGCGAGGATCCAGAGCGCCATCTCGCCGTTGTCGTAGGTCGACAGCGTGGTGTTGCCGTAGCTGTCCGGCGGGAGGGTCACGGCAGTGGCGCCGACCGTGTTCATCAGCCCTTCGCCATTGGCGGGGTTGAAGCCGTACAGCAGGCCGGTGCGCATCTGCTGGAAGATGCCTTGACGCTGGGCGAGATCCTGGGCAGCCGGCAGGCCCACCGAGTACGCAGCCGCCGCCGCGGTATCGTGGTGATCCCACATCGCACGCGTGCGGATCAGGTACGTCGCGGTTTGCCAGTAGTTCGCGGTCAGCGTCGCGGACGGCAGGTAGTTCGGCGCACCCTGCGAGGCTTGCGTCTCGGTCCGCAGATCGAGCGAGTTGATGTAGACGAACAGGTCTTCGCTGCCGATCTTCACGCGCGGCTTGCCGCCTTGCAGCGCGTTGAACGCACCCGAGGCCTGTGCGTAGGTGACGATCAGCTCGGGCTCCGAGAAGCTCGGCGAGACCTTCGTCTGTGCCGGGAAGTAATTTGCCATGTCGGAGGCTCCTTAGATCTGGATGATCGCAGCCGCGCCCTGGGTCCAGGTGAGCGCACCGGTCCCCGAGTTGTAGCTGACGATCTTGCTGTTGGTGTTGACGGAGAGCACCTTGCACGCCAGTGCGCCGACGCCCGAGTTGTACGCGATCAGCTTCTGGTTCGTGAAGTCATACGAGACCTGCTGATTGACCGCACCGGTGTCGAGGTTGGCCGCCAGCGTCGCGTCGCACTGCACCGCGATACGCGCGTTCGAGCCCGTCCGGAAAAACATAGCCGTCATGCCGGCGACGAGCAGCGGCACGTTGTTGCCCGGCGTCAGGATCGCGTTGTACGCGCGGTTGAACACGGTGAAGCCGGTCACGCCCGCGTTGTTCGCGGCGAGCACCAGCGAGTTGCCGAGGCCGTTCTGATTGGGCGCGGCGACGTTTTCGGTGATGGGCATGCCGCCCCACACCGGCTGCGTCACCGAGGCGGCGATGATGCCGCTCGACAGCCACATGTTCGACGACGGATCGTCGAGGAATGCACCCTGGACATAGCCTTCGGTGTCGAGACGGAAGGTGCCGGTCGGGGCACTCGTCTGCATCGGGTTGAACGAGATTTGGGCCATGTCTTAGGCTCCCTTGGCTTGGCGGTTGACCTTGCACACGACGCCGGGGGCCTTGAAGTGGCCCATCCAGGCGTCGATGTCGCCGGTGAAGCGGGTGATCTGGCGCCCGGCTTCGTCGCGCGAGACGAGCGGAATCAGGCGGCCAGCGGGGGCGGCGGCGGGGTTCAGCGCGGCGCTCTGGGCATCGGCATAGATCCGGTCCTCGACCAGCTTGAACGCCGGCCCGTCGATCGAATCGAGCTTCACGCCCTTCATGTCCGAGCTGTGCGACTGGAGCTTCGACGCCAGCCGGCGGCGGTAGTCGATCGGGCTTTCGCCGTGCAGCGGCTGCGCGGCACTTTGGCCGAACATCTGCATCACCGAGTCGGCGCGCATCTGGGCGGTGGCCAGGGCGTCGCGGTCTTCGGTCGAGAGGGGCTTGGTCATCGACGCGATGCGGCCGTCCATGCGTTCGATGCGTGCGCGCAGTTCGGCGTTCTCGCGTTCGAGGCGTCCCTGAGCGTCGGCGCGGGCGGCCGAGTCGGCACGCTCCTTCGCTTCCTTCTCGCGCTTTTCCTTCTCTTCCTCGGTTTCGGCCGAATCTGCACGGCGTTCGGCGGCGCCGGCCGCTTCCGCTTCGGCGAGTTCGCGCGCTGCGGCGGCTTCATGCTGGTGCTCAGCCGCGCCGGCTGCCTCGGCTTCCGCGTTGCCGTCAGCCGCGAGCGGCTTGGCCGGCATCTGGTCGCCGCCCTTGTTCTCGATCGCGTCCATACGCGAGCAGACGCTGTCGAGTCGCTTGCCGAGCGCATCGGCCCAGGCCGGGACTTGCTCTTCCATACCATCCATTTCAGGATCTCCTGTGTTAACTCCGCTGGGCTCGCCGCCTTTGTCCCACACGCCCTCCTGGCAAACGGCCAAGTGGTCGAGGTAGGACGGCTTGCCTTCGATAAGAACCGACTTGCCGTCAATCTCGACGGATTCGGCTGAGCCCGCGTCGCGGAAGATCACCGCGGGACTGGTCGATGCGTGCGTCGAGCACATCAGTGCAGCGGCGTCCGCGTCGAATACTTTGGCGATGCCCCAAACCTCATCGCCCTTGATGTAGGGAAGCACAATCGTGCCGATCGCCCGAGCCCGGTATTCCTCAGTGCTGAGGATCGATTTCTCGGGGTGCTCGAAGATCACCGGGAGGCCATTGCAGCGCTCCAGGAACTCATCGGTCAGGAAGTTCTCCGGCGGCCGATAGACGTATTCGTCCAACGCCATCCGGTAGCTGGTGCCCGTGCCGGTGATCCGCAGGTCAAACAGCCATACGTTCTCGTAGCGCTGCGGCGACAGCAACTCGCCGGCCGCCATGCGCTTCGCGATGTCTAGCTCGTTGCCGGTCAGCAGTTCGATCGTCTGCGCGACCGCAGGGTGCATCTTCTCCGGTAGTTCGCCGGGCGCAACCCACTGCCACGCCGTATGCTCGTTGTTCAGGATGGGCTTGAACGGCTCGGGGACGTTCTGAAGGAAGCATGTGTATTCGCCTGCGGCGCCGGGAATCGCATTGCGCCGCGCGGCCCAACGCTGTCCATCCGGGCAGCCGCCGATTTCCTCGACACATTCACGCACGGCCGCTTGTTCAGGCGTTTCGTCGCCATCAGCGTGACCGCCAGGCTGTTCCCACTCGCCCGTATCACTGCGCTTTACCAGCAAATAGAGCGGTCCCGGCGCGCGGAATAAGATGCCGGCGCAATCAATCTTGCCGTTCCGACCCTTAACTTTCTTCGCTTGGAAGTCGGCAATCACTTGATCTACAATGACTTCCGAGGCGTCGGCGCGGCTAGCTGTGTCATCCGCACCCGCGAGGGAATCAGTGTCCGTCCTAGTGATTTCGCCGCCTCTTTCCTTCCCCGGCTCAAATGCCGTCATCAGCCAGCTCTTCGATTCCCCGTCCCACGACAAACGCACCACGCCCCTATGGGTCGCGGAAGAAAGCCGCACGCGGTTCTTACCGGACGGCTGGACGACAGACATCGAAGACAGGATGCCTTGCAGGTCATCCAGCACCTCAGGGTGCTTGGTGACCAGCTTTGCCAGCCCATAACCCTCTTGCCCCTCACCAGGCGCCTTGCCCCAGATCAGATCGATATCGCCGATCTCGGGATGATGTAGGGCACCGATCGCCTCCCCATCCTGCATCTCGGTCAGCGCCTTGATGGCACCCTGGGCGTCGCCCCTGAAGTTGGTCAGGATCGGGCCGAACGGGCCTATCTTGGGCGACGACGATTCCGAGCTTGAGCCACCGCCGCCAGATCCGAACTTCCCATCCTCGCCGCGCGGGTGCTTGCTCTCGTCGAACGTGCCAGCATCGGCCGCGACGAACTCTTGACCTACGGATTTCGGGATGCCGAGCGTACTGTGGCCATGCGCCGCGGCTTCCATCGCGCGGTGCTGACGTTCACTTACACTCGGCATTTCAGGGTTTCCGGATTCGTGTTTCTTCTAGGGCGCGCCGGCCCTTCTCGGTCAGCATTTCGGGCGGCAGGTCACGCAGGTTGTTGACGTACACGCCATAGCAGCGGCAGAAGGGTTCCTCGGCCGGCTGGGTGATCTCGTCCAGGTAGCCCGCTCCCTTGTTGATCAGCCCTTGTTGCATGGCCCACGAGCCGCGGAGTGCAAAGAACAGCTTGTCGCGCTCCTTGTGGTCGGGCCGGTAGTCGTAGCCTGACTGCCGCCAGTGCGAACGCCACATCATCGCGATAGCCTGCGTCTGCTCGGCAATCACTGCATTGATCGACGACACGAGCTTGTGCCCCTGGTCGATCGAGACGCGGCGTTCCTCGTACTTGATCTGGCGGATCGGCTTGGCGATCTGCTCCTTGATCTCGGCGCGCTCGACCACTCGCGATCCACCCGCCGGAACCGACGAAACCCAGCCCGCCAGGCGCTGGAGCGACTGCTCGACCGCCCGATCTCGGTTCAGCTTGATCAGGTCGACGCTGGCCCGAACGCGCCTATCCAACTCCGGACGCAGCGACGGGCTGATGCGTTCGATCGTGAAGCGCGGCACGCCAGGGTGATACCGAAGCGTGGATGTCTTCGATAGCGTGCGGTGGAACACGGCATCCATCGCCTGCTGCATACGGCTGCGCAGCTCCGAATCGGTCGGAATGTCGGCCATCGCAGCGAACCGAAGGCGACGTAGCCATTCCTGAAGCCGGCCGGGATCGTCATAGCCGTGCTCGGCGATGTCCTGGATAGCCTCGGTCAGCACGTCGTGAAACGTGCGGTTGATCTTCGGTCGATGGCCCATCGCTTACTCGTGGGACGATTCGACTTCAGGGTGAGGCTCTTCGGGAGGTGCCGGCGGCTCGTAGTTCTTCAGTGCCTCGATGTCGATCTCAAGCGGCGACGAGAACATCAGCTTGCGCTCGTTCATGACCTCGGCCAGCCAGCCGATAGCCGTCGCCTTGTTCTCCGGGTCCAGCTCGGGGAGCATGACCTCGACGCACGCGATCGCCGCCTTGGTGATCACGTCATCCGTCTTGATCCGCTCGCTATCCGGCTCTACCAGCAGGTTCGGCCAGGTCGCCGTGAAGGCGTTCTTCCACTGGACGAATGCGGTCGCATACGGCACGCCGGCATAGTCCGGATACTTCCGCTGCATCGACGCATAGAACTCCGGGCTCCAAGCGCGACGCATGACGATCGGGTCCAGGAACTCGTAAGCCGGCCCCATTTCGATCCGGATGCGATCGATGAAGCGCGCGATCATCTTGGCGTCTTCCGTGCCTTCACCGAACCCTTCGGTCAACGTGTCTTGGGCAATCATCACCGCAGGCATCTTCGCGGCCGTGGCGATGTTCTTGATGACGTTCGTGCGAGCGAACTCCGCGGCGTCGCGGATGTTCTTCAGGTCGATCGACTCGATGCTTTCCTCAAGACCGATCGACATCACATTACCAGTCTTGGCGCCCTTCAGCATGCGGCGCTTGAGGTTGCCCCAGGCGAGAGCCACCTTGTCGATCACCGCCCCGGGCGACTTCATCCTGTAGACGAGCAGACCCGACTTCTCGATGATCTGGTTGTCCGTGATCATCGACTGCACATACGATTTCAGCGGGTAAAGCGCACGCTGGTAGACCGACCGGCCAACAAAGCCGAATGCACTGTTCGTCCACTCGATGTAGATCGGAGCCTCGTTCAGCGCGATCACCGCCCGAGACGGGTGGTAATCGTGGTTCGCCACCCGGAGATACTGCGGCTTCTGGAAGTCCGACGCGTTCGGATTCTGGTTCAGCACCAACGAGCCGGCCGTGTTCAGCGGGTCGAGGATGTTGAAGTACAGATCCAGCTCATGCAGCCGATCGAGCGGCAGCGGCTCATTGGTGGGCAGCTCGCGTGCCCCGACGATCAGCGAGGCGATCCCATAGACGCGCTTGAGCGTCATGAAATTCTTGATGATCTCGTCTGCTCCGACCGTGCCAAGCTTCGCCCACTCGCGGCGGAATGCCTCGACCAGATCGTCCTCGGGGGCGCCCGGGATCGTGATCTCACGGTCCTGCGAAAGTGCTTCCTCGTAGGGCGCCTCGGCCATCTTCGCCCCCAGCGGGTGGTAGCTGTAGATGGTCTTGCACATCTCGTACGACGGGGGCGAGCCGGGCTGGAGATCGTCGGCCGCAAGCAGGCGCATCAGCTCCGGGGACATCGCAGTGCCCACGCCAAGCATGGCCTGCGAGCCTTCCTCCCCGTCGCCGTAGTAACCGCCCATTCAATAGCCCTCAGAATCGCCGAGGCTGATCGCCACGCCGTAGGTAAAGGTGTCCAAAAGGTCCATGTGATGCGGCGTCTTCGTACCAAGGCGAAAGCCGCACACCTGAGAAATCAGGTGATTGCGCGTCTGGCCTTTGTAGTTCGTCACCTTGTCGTGCGCGTAGCGGCTGATCTTCACCTCGCCGCGATGGACGTAGCCGCTCACCGATAGAGCGCGCCCTTCTTTCCCAAGGCCGACGAGATCCTCTTCGATCGCGTGAAATGGGAGGCCGCGCCTGGCCGCTTGCTGGAGCAGCACGATCCCGCTCGCCTTCCCTTCGATCCAGCCGCCGAGACTGCCATGTCGAGCACCGACCTGAGCCGCCAGTTCCTCGCAGCGTTGCGCTACGGTAGGCAGCCACGATTCGAGCAACGCGCCCTCGATCTGGAGCACATCCCAGTCCAAGATGATCAGCGGCGTGCCGGCGATCTTGTTGCGGGCGAAGTAGGTAACGGCCGTGCCGTCGTGCTCCAGGCCGTCCTTCAGGGCGGTGTCGACCACAGCGAACACCTGATCGCATCGAGTCGGATATTCGACCGCCTGGCCGCCCTCCAGCATCGAGGATTCGGAGAAGAACGCCGCGCCGTTCCAGTCCACGAACTCGGCAAGGAACTCCTGCTGATAGACGAGCGCTGGGTATTCGTGGATAAGCTTGGCGACAGCCTCAGGATCCAGTTTTGGATTCGATGCGGTCGGCGCATGAAATTCGACCCATCCCAGCGTCTTATCAGTGCATGCCTGATAGAAAAAATTGTCCGGATCAATACCCTTCGGGGTTCCGGCCATGACTGCCTTGCCGCGCCGATCCAGCAATGTCGGGCGAATCGATTGATCCCATGTCTCGCGCAGACCCTTTGAGACAAGACTGGCTTCATCAATGAACACAAAATCATAGAAGCGCGACCGGCCGGCGTCCTCGTCCTGCAAGGTCCAGAACTCGACACAGCCCCCGCCGCGCGTCTCGATAATCTGGTCGATCTTCGACTTCGATTCAACGATCGGCGATATCGTCGTCAGGATCCGCTTGTATGTCGGCAGATTGAGCTTGTATGTCGGCCCGAACCATCCTACGCGCTTACCGCGGTATGCCAGCTTTGAGGCGCATCGCTCAAATAGCGTTGTTTTCCCAAAGCGCCGCCCGCATCGCACTACAACAAGATCGTGCTCGTTGAATGCTTTCCCGATCTCGACCTGCTTCGAATGCAGCTCTTGAAGCTTGACGATGCGGCTCATACGTCGGGATTCGGGTCGCTCAGCCCCGGCCCATCTTCACCACCATCCGCAGGCGGCGCATTGCGCCACAAGTCGGATCGGCGGTTCTTCAACCAGAAGATGATCGCCGTCGTATCCGGCGGGTAATGCTCGGTGTATTCCTCTCGGATCACCGTGCCCTGATACATGAAGAACTTCACCGCCGGGTGGCTATACCCCGTGGCACGCTGGAAAAGCTTGTCGGCGACCTCGGCATCCGCCATTTCCTTCCCGGCTTTTAGGGCCTCAAGAAACTCAGGATGAGCGGTCTTCCAACTGTTGACCGTCTGCTCGGACACACCGAAGAAATCGGCGAGTTCCTTGTCGATCGCGCCCAAGCGGCAGAGCTTTCGCGCTTGGTCGGCATACTCCGCTCGATATGAACTGGGGCGGCCACCAGCCCTAGCGGGCGCACTAGCCCCGCGCTTGGCTGGCTTTTCCATAGTCGTCAGTGAGAGCGCCCGCGCCTGCCGATTTCACGACAGCGAGGACTTGCCATCGGATCGCCACATCACGGACTGCGGAGGTTATTTCCGTTGTCCGACGCACACTCACCGCTTACTACGCCGGGTGGTCTAGCGTTGCGCCAGAAGGAGAAAAGAAAACGCCCGCTCAGGGCGGGCAAACGCGAAGAATCGCGGAGGTGATCATGGTAGCGGTCGCCGGATTCGAACCGGACCACCAGGGTATGAACCTGGCATGCAGCCTTTACACCACCCCGCTACGGGAAAAAGCAAAAAGCCCGCGAGGCTTTCACCTGGCGAGCTGTTTTCTGCGGACGTGACTCGTCCCCTTCACCGGCGAGAATAGTACATCTCGGCTCAGTTTACAAGCCCCTCGACAATAAATTTCGGGCGTAGAAACGCCTTGGCGTCTTCGTAGTCCGCTTCTCTCGCCTCCGGGAACCGCGGGTTGTGCCAGACCTTGGCGCCGATGTGCATGTTCGCCATGGCCACATTGACCGCGATGCGGTGGCGAATGCCGAGCTTGTGGATGATCGGCTCAACGCGCTCCCCGATCGATTTCCGGATCTGGTAGTCCACTAGGTCATTCAGGTCAGAGTGGTCCATGAACTGGCGGCTGATCTGGAAATCGCGGCAGGTCGAGTCGGCGCCGGCATAGGCCCGGACTTCCGTGAAGCCGTTCGACCAGCGATACCACTGGTAAAGCAATTCGTCGATTTCGTCGTATTGGGGCGGCGGCGGCGGTTCGGACGGTTGGATGGGATCGATGGCGTTCATGGTGTCACCTTGGTTTTATGGATTACTGCATTTCCTGCATGATCAGACGGCCAGTGATTGCGGGCGCGCTCATAGCGGGCGCACTTCCGAACAATGCGGCGGTGATCTCGTCTCGCGGCGGGATATCGACCGACTTCAGCCCCGAGCGGTGCCACTCCTTCGGCGCGACAGCATCTGTTCCGTCTCCAGCAGCCCAGAGCACGACCTGGCAACGGAAAACGGCGTTCGGCTTCACCAACTTTTCCGACTTATGCACCAGCTTCGCTTTCTTCATGTCGCGCAGGTAATGGCGAATAGTGGAAACGTCTAGGCCAACATCCGACGCGACGTCGTAGGACGTGGCCTCTCCGCGCTGCGTCAGGCTAGCGATGATCGCGCCTCGGACATCGGCGCGCCGTTTGATGCCGAGACGAGCTGCGCGCTGGTTGATGCCGGATTCGGAACGACCGGGCAAAAGGTCGACCAGACAGGCGATGCTCTTCTCCGTTTGGTAGTTCTTGCGGAGAATGTCGTCTTCTACCGGGCTCCAATCTGGTGGATGGCTCATGACTGCCCCTCCCCTTCGTCAGGAAGACTTGGAGCCAAAGGCTTGACGTTTTCCCATGAACTCCCCTTTTGCCCCGGCTCATTGCTGTTGGTGCATGCGTTCCGATGGTCAGTTGCGTGAGGGCAGCGCTTGTTGCCGCACTTGGCGCAAAGGATCATGCGGGCGTTCATGAAGTCCTGCGGCATGCAGCGCTCACATGTGCAGCCGATTGTCGGCCAGCGAGCATAGACTCCCGTCCTCTTGTCCGGATCGCCGAGGTGTTCGCGCTCGATCGCGGCGTAGTCAGGAGCGCGCCGTTGGAATTGCTCCATCGCAAGATCATCGAACTCGAATCGCGACAGTAGACAGTCGTTGTTCGGGTGGACGTAGAAGCCTGTCTTCTGCTTGCCGGAAAGATGCTCACCGCAGAAGGGGCAAGCTGTGCTCTTGTGCGGGGCGTTCATTCTGGCTTCTCCGCAAGGCCGCGCCATTCGAGTCCCCACCACATTGGCCGCTTCCTAAAAGAATCGTGAAGCCAAATATTTCCATTCCAATACTGCATGTAGATTCCTACGATTCCATATCTGCGCTCGTACCAACCCTCCCGCACCGGCTTCACGCTCGCCGGATACCACTCTGTTACTTTGCTCATGCCAACTCCTTGTGCTCTTTCAAGCCCTTTGCATTGCCCAGCTTGTCATTGGCACGCTGAAGCCGGACACGAGCGCTATCGACCTCTTTTTCGGCTTCAAGAACGAGCCAGTCTTTGCATTCTTGCCAAGTGTCGAACCAGCAATGGTTCTGAGCGATTTTTCGTTCGGCGCGATTCCGACGCCCATCCACGTATGTCACGGAAGCGGGAGTTTCCTTAACCACCTCGTACGCCCTGATGTTTCCCCATGGCGTAACTCGATACTTTTTCATGCCGCCTCCCGCTTCATGCGCCTGACTTCCGCTCGATAGAACGCTTTCATTTCCTGTATCTCCACGATGGTGAGCTTCTTCAGTTCACTTCGATTTAATGCGCGCGAGGTACTTCCTCACGATCTCTTCCTCGCTCAGACCTTTTCGCCTGAAGTGATAGAAGGAGGAAATCGGTATGCCAGCGTCTCGCATCCATTGGGTGGTGATTTTCGATATACCATCGACGACTATTGACTTCCTGGCAAATCCGTCCTTGCTTGTATCGAACACATCTTCAATCGGGAGTCCTCGCCTAAGACGCTGAATGAATCTCGAATAGGGGATTCCAGTCTGATAGCACCATTCCGCTACACACTTTCGTTCGCCTTTGTATTCCACGAACAAATTCGCCGATGTATTCCAACTTTGCTCGCGCTTGGTTGCCCACCGACAATTCCCCGGCTCATAATTTCCATCGACATCATCACGCTCAATCGAATGATTGAGGCTCGGGCGCGGCCCCATATCTTCATAAAATTTCTCAAACGATTCCCATCTGTCGCAGACCGTGATGCCCCGGCCCCCATATCTCGGATATCGGTCTAAGGTGGGATTTGTACAGCGCGCCCACATCGATTTCCATGTTCTGTACTCGGGAGTTCCGGTCATGCCGTGCGTTCTAGCCCTGTCGCCGGTGGTCTTAACAGCCAGACACCCACAACTCTTTGACTTGCCAAGCACAACATTTGACACGGACATTTCTTTCTCATTTCCGCAGTCACAGACAAAGACTGCGTACCGTGCGCCCGATTTCCCAGCTAGTACCATCTCCTTGAAAGTCAACTTCCCAAATCTTTCGTTAGGCTGCATAACGTGCTTCGGTTTCACGCTCCCTCCTTACCTTTGCCCGCCTCATCTTCTTGCGGAAAATACGCTTAATCCGATTTAGATATTCAATGTCGAACTTGCGCGATGTCTGGTCTGATTCAAGCGCCTCAATGACTTCGAGACCGAACCGGGCAACCATTCCCTTTCGCATTTCGACGGAGTTCGATCCTAAATATCTATTGCACTTGACACATTGAGCCGCACAATTTTTTAAATTGAAGCGATGATGCGGAGCACTCCCGGTGCTTCTGTAGTGGCCACAATCAACGGCGCCCCCAAATACTTGTTTTGGGGGGCATCCGCAACTGATGCAGCCCCGGCCAAAATCACGCTCACGGACGTAAGCATTGAAGGCTGCCTGTGCTTCCTTCATGTGCTCGCCGCGCGTCTTGGTCTTTTCCAGCCGCTCGCGCAGATCCTTGCGTTCTGCCCGCTGCGCCTGAGCCGCCTTCTTCGCCCGGGCCCGTTCGGCCAGTACCCCGGCGCAATGCGGCGTGCAGACGACCTGCATCGATCGTGCCGGCTGGAACACGGTTCTGCACACGCGGCACTTCTTGGGCTTGAGGGTGGCGCGCATCATTGACGGCACATCGCGTATGCCACTCCGCCAGCTAAAGCCGCCACTGAAATCCAAACCGCCAACATTGCCGTCATGTGTTCGCCAGCAACGATGATTGCTGTCAAAAACAAAAAGTCACTCTTTTTCATTCGAACTCCACGCCGAGCGTATTGGCCGCATAGGCCTGAATCTGGTTTAGGTACGTCGAGAACTCGCCCACGCTCATCTGCGACGTGGATTTCCGTCGCAGGATGATTTCGCCGTCCGGTAGCGTCAGCTCGTCCGACACGCCGTAGAGCCGGGCGAAATACTCATGCCATGCGTCCTTGTCGAACTGGCGACCATCAACCCAACTTTGCTCGGAGATCGAGCGAAGAATGGCGCCCCAGTAGAGGCGATTTTGGGCGGCGTTCCTCTGGCGTTCCTCGGCCGTCACGATCACGCGCAGAGGCTCGCCGCGGTCAGCGAATACCTTGGCGTTGGCCCGCACGAACGCGACAACGTTCGACCAGATGCTGCCGTTGCGGATGACGAACTCGCGGTAGAGGGCGGCGCTCATGCGGCACCTCGCTCAAGCAGCGCAGCAGCCGCCGGACCCATCTGCGTGACGCCAAGCAACGGCTTGTTCGAGCCGCCCAAGGCGACCTGCTGCGCCAGCTTTGGATTGCCGATCAGCGTCGGCCGTTCGCTCTGGAAACCGGCCTTCGAATTCGCCGCCTCGGCGATGCCGATCAGCACCGGCAGATACTCGGGCGTCTCGCTGCGCATCCGGTAGCCGCGGTAGCGGTTCACGAACTCGTTGCGCACAAACGGCCATTCCTTGTCATCCTTCGCCCCGAGCGGAACCCAGCCGCCCATGTCGGTCACCACCCTGTGGATAACCGCATCGTCAAAGACCACGCTGCGGTACGTACCGACCTCGCGGACCGCGCGATCGACCTTTGCCCATGCCACGAGCGCCGCATCCTGCGTCGAGCCGGACAGCATCTTCACGACATCGGCGGGCTTCGGCAGGAACTGGCCACTGTCCGGGTTCACGCAATGGCGGTTGATCGCGTCCTTCACCGCCTCGAAGTCGAAAGGCAGCATGGCGTTCCACCACACATCGACGGCAAAATCCGACACGTCCTTGCCGTAGAAGCCGTACACGCCGGACATGAGCCCAGCAAACGAACCGCGATCCTTGACGTTCATGCCGTTCCTCCGCTGCGTTCAGCCCATCGCTGGGCAATCTCGTTGTTCCGGGCCTCAAGCGCCTCCTGGCGATTCGGATTCGCGGGCGCTTGGCGCGAATCCTTGGCAGCCAGCCATGACGCATCGAAGCCACCCCATCCCCGCATGCAGCAAATCCGCAGTGCCGCATCCAGCGACAGCCCGGCCTTCTGCGCCTCGACCTGAACGCCAGCAAACGCCGTTTCCGTCGAGGCGAGTCGCTTCCCCTTGCGGAGCTTCAGCCAGTCGTCAGCAACCTGCGGATCGACGGACAGGGACACGAGATGCGCTTGCGCATCGAAGCGCGGAGCGCGTGTGTCTTTTGTTTTTGACTCTTCTTTCTTCTCTTCTCTTCTCTTCTCTTCTCTAGTCCCGTTTTTGTCCGCCTCCGAAGCGGACAAACGTCCGGCTCGTTTGCGGTCTGTATCTTGAGCGCGCCTCTTAGCCGACTGGCCGTTATGCGTGTCAAAGTCAGGCAGGACAAGGCCTTCGGAGTCCTCATCAAGCCAGCCAACAGAATTCATGGCCCGGGAGAAGCCCTGCCATCCGATCAATTCATCGACAGTCTCGAATGTGTAGCCTTCGAGTCGTCCGTCTTCGGAGTGGGCATCGAACAGACACCAAACGGACATTAGTCCGCCAACTGTCTTGAGTCTGTCCGCCTGCAAAGCGGACGAAATTCGGACAACTTTCGGATGCGTGAAAAGGTCCGAGCGCATCTTGATCCAGTCACCGGCCATTTTCTTCCGTCCCGTTCTGTCCCGAAACGTCCCGTGCTTCGAAGCGAGCCACGATCGGGTGCAAAGCCCCGTAGGCGCTACGCAGGACGTGGATTCCCAAATATTCGGGCGTGGATACGCCCTCAGCCGCCGCGCGCGTCGCGAGATCGGCAGCTTCTGCAATAGGCAGCTCTACAGCCGTCTCTACCTTGTCATTCGTCATGCGATTACCCCAGGACAGATTGGGACGTTTCGGCAATGACGCCGACTAGCTTCGACGGCAAAGTGCCAACTGCACCAAGCAAGAACAGATCGGCCATGCGACAGATAGCAGCGCTGTCGCTATCGATGCCATGAAGGGCTTTCCATGCGAGCAATGCCTCGTAAGTCCGTTCTGGCATCGTCGCCTTGACTTCCTTGCGGAACTCGGCACGGCGCTTCAGTTGCTTCATGCCATCACCTGACTATCGATATAAAGCTGAACCATGGAAACCTCTATGAATGATGAAATCTGCGAACAGCTAGGTGATCTCACCGCGGCCCTAATAGCAACCAGCGCAGACTCGAACGCCACCAAAGTCCTGCTGCACTACCTTCTCGCGTTCCTTCAAAGCCGAGACGGTTCGTTCCTCGCATGTTTCGTTGCGCACTGCGAGGCGACGATCGCCTTCACAAAAGCGGCAAAGTCAGTCGAGCCGTCCAGTCCGCTGCGGGCGATGCTCGATCGACTGGGGGCCGCGGCGAGGCAGTGACCTACACGACACGCCACGCGTCGAGCAGCGCTCGAATCCCGAGGCTCGGCGCGATCACGATGCGCGGGCCTGGATGCGTCAGCGCAGCACCGATCGATGCCGATTTCGACAACTCTTCACGCAGCATCGGCGCCAGCTCGGGATGTTCGGAGATGGACCAGAGCAGCTTGTCGAGCGCAGTCAGAAGTGGAGAGGCGTCGACAGGGATCTCGATTTCGATGGCGGGAGTGTTCATGCCGGTTCCTTCGAGATAGGGCGGGAATCCCCAGCCGCCGTAAAATCGTAGTCACCACAACCGACGACTCCACTTTGGAGGGGATTCCCATGACCATTCTCGCTACTGTTACGGCTATGCGAGCCAGCATCGATCTCGCGCTCAAAGCTATCGAAATGAGGGACGAGATAAAGCTGAAAGAGGTGAAGGCCGCGCTTCTTGACGAGGTCGTCAGCGTCCGCGAGCAAGCGCTCGACCTCATTCAGGCCAAAGATCAACTCGCCCAAGCTAAACGTGACCTTGAAAGCGAACTCGTTCGCCTTAAAGACCACCAGGCGGACATTCAACAGAACTACGAACGCTGGACGGCAATGTCTGGCTCGACCGTCTATCGATCGAAGCCCGGCGTTGCAAGCAACGGTGGCACGGAATACTTGTGTGCTAACTGCGCGGCAGACGGACAGAAGACGTATCTGCAAGCGAACGAGGCGACGCGCGGCCTTCGGTGCCCTCGCGCTCATGGCTCGGTGACGCTCTGACATCACGCCACCTCCTTCGGTTCGACCAGCTCGGGCCGTGTCGAGTGGTCGGGATAGAAAAACAGCAGCAGCGCTGCCTTATCGAAAGGTGCACCGAACTGCTTGCATGCCGATGCCAACCGCTCCATGGCGTCGGGCCTCGGCACCTTCCGCGCATATACGAGATGCGCCTCGATGTAGTCCGTGGTTGTGTCCGCCGCCGTGGCAAACAGCTTCTTATCGGCCGCGCTTAGCGATCGGTAGAAGGTCTTGAGGTCCGGGGTGCAGGTCTTGTCCATGGGCTCATTCTATAACCTCTTTGGTAACATGCAAACAACTATTTTTGACCAAAACGGTGCATTTACCGAAAAGGTAGTGCATGGCCTAATGTCGGCCATGAAACCCATCGCAGAAATTCGCCGCCTCAACTTCCTCACACTCATCCGGGAGAAGTGCGGTGACAGCCAAACAACATGTGCGGAGGCACTCGGCTATTCGACACCCTCACTTGTAAACCGCTATGCCAGCGGCGCGAAGGACATCGGCAAGAACGGGGCGCGGAAGATGGAGCAAGTCTTCGGCTATCCCGAGTTCTGGATGGATACCGACCATGAGGCCCCGGGGCGCCTTCCTGCTGATCTGGGGAACGTCGAGACATGGGAGACACGAGAGGATCTCCTAGGGGAAGATCGAGTCTGGATCGATCGCTATGACTACCACTTTTCCGCGGGGACCGGATTGATCCAATGGGAAGTACGAGAGAAGCATGCCCTTCCATTCAATCTTGCATTTTTCAAAGCAAAGGGAGCAAATCCCAAAGACTGCAAATTGTTGGTGGTTCGCGGCGATAGCATGGAACCATGGGTAGAAGACAGAAATGTAATAATGGTAGATACAAGCGAAACCCGCGTTAAAGACGGGGAGCGGTACGCCATTTATTTCGAGGATGAACCACTGGTAAAACAAATTTTCAAAGAGGCCGGCGGGGCGCTTCGGTTGCATTCTTATAATTCTAAATACCCTGACAAAGTCATAACCGAAGAAAAATTAGAATTTGTCAAGGTGGTAGGAAAGGTGATCTATAGATCGGGCTAACAGGGGATGGCGATGACGCTCAAGAACATAGCTTCGGGAATTGTATTCACATGTATGGCATGTGCTGCGTCAGCTCAGGTAACAAGCGGCCGGATAGAAAATCGCCAAGTAAGCGGCTCCTGGGAGTCGTTTTCAATCGCCAACGGGAACGACATCAGATTAAGGGCGACTGGGTCTGATGGGAAAATAACGCTTATCGCAGACGATTACTTGCCAGACTGCAAAATCGATCTAAGCATTGCGACACCTATTTCAACGCCGATGGGTGAAACGCCATCTTCAAGGCTGCCGGGCGCCATAAGGATCGATGATGGTCCACTGCACGTAATTTCCTATGTGTCAGCAGCAACGGTAATGGGTGACACAGCAGTTTATGCGACGGTCGACTATACCCCTGATTTCTCAACCATCCTCACCGAAATGATGGTTGGATCCATAGTCAGATTAAAAATAGGGAACGGACCAACCGACCCTATCGTGACAGTACCACTGAATGGGTTTGCCGTATCCTTGGATAGGATCCGCGCGTGGTGTAAGAGTGTCCAGGACTATCTGGCAACACGCCCCACCGGGAAGCCAAAAAGCAAGAAGCCCATACCCAGCGCCCCCTCCACCGTCCTCTAGTTCAATCAAGTCCCGCCTAGGCGGGATTTTTTTTGCTATAGAAAAACCAAAATGGTAAAAATATACAATCGCTTTGTTACCGTTTTGGTTTGACGAGCGGTTACCCGATTGGTAACATTCATCTCAAGTCACCGCCACTGGCAGACCTACCGCCCCAAGCGGAATGCCCGAAAAAGTGACAGCAGCGATGCGCATGGCCGCGCAGAACAAGTCGCCCGTGAAGCCTGCCTACGTGAGAAGGGAATGCGACCACTGGCTGAAACAGTGGAGACCTGATGACCCAGCGAAGGAGCTGGCGAGGCGACAGAGCCGATCACTCACGCGCTTGGGAGACAGACCTTGCGCGTGGGTGAAAGCAGTTTCATTGGATGGCGTTGTGCGGCGTGGAGAATCCGAGACACGCGAAGCGATGCGTCGTAAATGCAAGTGATGTTGGCGAGTCGGCCAATCCCCTCCTGCTATAGACGCGTGACCTTCAAAACCGCCGACCGGTTAGCTGGGAAAGGTCCAGCCTCAGCGCCATCCAATGAAGCAGTTTCATGGAGCCGGAATGCCCGGGCTGACGGGCTCAGACCTACCCGGCGGACGTTGCGAATAGCTCTGGCCTGAAAGAGCCTCACAGACCCACGAAGGCGGCTGAGGTGAGCGTCATATCGCACCGGGCGTAATGGCCAATCATCGGGAAGCCGGAAAGATGGCAGCACCGGCCCGGCTCCATGAAGCTGTTTGTTACTCAATTAGCACTCCACATTACTTACGGGGGTACTGACATGACCACCACCAACGAGAGCAGCAAACCGGCCGACGGCGGCCCGGCATTTCCGCATCCGGACTATCTGCACACGGGCGACGCGGGCATGTCGATGCGTGCCTACGCCGCGATCAAGCTGCGCGTGCCCGACAGCGGCATCGACTGGCTGGACGACATGATCCGCACGTCGATGCAAGACGAGTTCGCGGCGAAGGCGATGCAACAGATCATCCCCCTCTGCGTACGAGATAGTCGTGCAGAAGGATTCACGTATGAAGAGCATGTCGCCGAAAACGCATTTGCGTTCGCCGACGCCATGCTCAAGGCTCGAGGCTGACATGCACTCTCCCCGCACCGAGAGCGCGGCCGCCTTCTGGTCCGACCGCCAGCTCCAGCAATACGACGACGCCGAGGCGGCCGACGCTGCAGCCGAGGAACGCGGCGCCGAGAAAGCCGTTGCCGAGCTGATCCGCTGCGCCGCGCGCGCCGGCACGGTCTTCGCGAAAGGCCCGAGCATCGATGGCCGACTGTTCGTTGCCTCGTTCTGCGGGGCCATCCAATGCGACTTTCCGGACCTGGCGCGCGCGATCGCGGCCGCTGCCGGCATGCCGCATCTGTACGCCGAGGGGAACTGACATGCTCGAATGCCCCGTCTGCGGCCGCCCTGCGTGCTGCCCCATCTTCCACAAGCGCGAGTTGCAGTTGCGCTATGCGCCGGCGATCGAAGCGTTCGAACAGGCCCGCGCTATCCGTGCACGTATTGATGCCGAGCTTGATCGCGAGGCAGAACTTGCCGAACGCGCGCCGCACGCCTACAGCGTCCGCCTCGGAGACGAACTGTGACCCTCATTTACATCCTGGCGATCCTTGCGTTCTTCGTCCTGCTGGGCCTGATCGGCAAGGGCATGAGTGGCATGGACAAAGATCACCGCGATCACCCCTGACTCGCCCGCTACAGGAGAACGACGTGGCCCTGTTCAACGTCTGGCGCGACGGCGCCGCGATGAAAACCACCGTGATCGCCAGCAACGAGGCCGAAGCACGCGATCGTTTCTGCGCGCACCACGGCTTTGTTGATCACGCTCATTACTGCGGCTGGTGCGGCATCGAGCAAACCGACATCCGCGTCGAAGCCGTCTACTGAACACCCTCGCCCGCTACTGCGGGCACGACTCTCAGCGCCGCGCGTGGCCCTCGGATTGCGCGGCGTTCTTCGGTGGCGGCCTGGATGGCGCCTCCCTTTTTCGAATATTCGGAGAACGACATGTTGACCATCGAATTGGAAGATCGCGGCCAGGATTTCACGGAGTGGGTGTGCGACAAGCACGGAATCGTGGTCGAGTGCGGCCCGTTTCAAGGATGGCTGTGGGAAGGCGTTCGCGTGATTGGCGCACCTGAGCTTCGTCGCGGTGATGTCGTCGACTTCATTGACAAGGACGGCCGCGTTCGCACGCTGAATTATCGCGTCGCACGCGTCACGCACTGACCAACTGACACCACCGGGGGATTTATGAGCGAGAGCAAGCAGCAGTGGACGCCGGGGCCGTGGACTGAGGAAGGCTTCGATCAGATTCACGCGCAGGTCGCCACCCATGGGCATTTTTACGGCGGCATGATCATCGGCGCCGATGGCGAAACGATCGTGGCGCAGTGCGTAATGCCGCACAACATGCCTGCGTTAAAAGCCACGCCGGATTTGATCGAGGCGCTGCGGGGCACGCTTCAATTGCTGGCGGACATGGGCGCTCCGGAAGAACCCGAGGACGCCAAAGTGCTCGAAGCGGCCCAAGCCGCGCTCGCGAAGGCAGGAGCCTGAGATGCGTCCCGACTGGCTCCCCCTCGCGATCCTCTTTGCGCTGTATCTCGTCGCTTCGGGCGTCGCGCCTGCTTACGAAATTCTCTCTGGATTGGCGAAATGAATACCGCAAAGAATTCCTTTACCGTTGATGCGATTACTGAGCGTGCAACGATTGCTGCTGGAAAGTGGGCTGATCCTGACACGCCTTTTTCAGAGGCTCTTGCCTATCGAGACGGATTCATTGACGGCTATAAGGTCGATAACAAAGTACCGAATCTTAGCGTCGATGAAATTTGCGCCGTATGGGATTCAATGCCCAACTCGGACGGTGGATTCATGAAGGAGTGGGGCTATTACCAATTCGCCCTTGCAGTTCTTGAGGCCGCCCGATCCAAGGTTTCTCAATGAACCCCATCACATACTTCTGCTCGGCGCTTGACCGCCTGCACAAGCGCAGCCCGATCGCGGGCTATCTGGTGGCCGTGCTCATCGCTGCCGGTGCCACGTATGTGATCGCGCGTCTCAATCAAGACGGAATGTCTGTCCCTCGCGTTTGGGGTGCGTAATGAGCGACGGCCCTGACTACCGACAGCAACAAGAACTTCAAGAATTCCTCGAATGGCACGACTTACAAGGAGAACATGATGAGCATCGCAACGATGGTGATCGGCGAAAGCGGGACCGGCAAGAGTGCCGGCATGCGCAATCTCGACCCCACCAAGACTCTGCTGATTCAGGCAGTCAAGAAGCCGCTGCCTTTTAAGTCGACTGGCTGGAAGCCTATTGCCAAAGGCCAAGATGGATCGGTCTACGTGACGGACAACAGCGAACATATCGTCAAGGCGATGGAGAAGACCAAGAAGGAAATCATCATCATCGATGATTTTCAATACATCCTGGCGAATGAGTTTATGCGCCGGGTGACAGACGTTGAAGTCGGCAACTCAGCCTTTGCCAAGTACAACGAGATCGCTCGTCATGCCTGGGACATTCTCATGGCGGCTGGATCACTGGCCGATTACAAGCGCGTGTACATCCTCAGTCACACGGCCACCGACGACTTCGGCAAGACCAAGATCAAGACGATCGGCAAGCTTCTCGACGAAAAGATCGTCATGGAAGGGTTGGTAACGATCGTGCTTCGCACCGATGTCAGTGATGGTGAGTACACCTTCACGACACGCAACAACGGGAGGGACACCGTTAAAAGCCCGATGGGATTGTTCGATGCTGATCGCGTGCCGAACGATCTTGCTGAAATCGATAGCGCGATCGCAGCTTTCTACGATATCCACGCACCCGCCTGAATAAGGAATCGCAATGTACGCACTTGACATCAACGCTGCCCGACAAGCCGATGAGCGCAGTGGTCGCATTAACGAAATCGGGAAGTTCATCGGTACCTTCTCTCGCGCTGAAGACGTGACCAGCGCCAAGGGAACGCGCGGCATCGACTTCGCTTTCGAGACGGATGACCGACTCAGCGCGAACTTTTCGCTCTGGACGCTCAACGCGCAAGGCGAATCGTTGTTCGGCTTCAAGCAACTGCAAGCCATGATGGCCTGCATGCGTGTTCGCAACATCGAGCCAGTTCGCGCCGTCGTGAAAAAGTGGGACCGCAATTCGTCCACCATGGTCGAGGTAGAGGCCGAAGTGTTCAAGGAGTTGATGTCGAAAAAGATCGGCATTCTCTTCGAGACCGAGGACTACGAAAAGAACGACGGATCGATCGGCACCAAGGTTGTGCCGGCCGCGTTCTTCGATCCGACAACCGAACTGATGGCGTCAGAAATTCTCGACCGCAAGGTGCAGCCGCTCCAGCTTGCAAAGGTGGTTCAGTCACTGCGCCATCGACCGCTGAAGAAGCGTAACGGAGCACAGCAATCCGCATCTCGTCAGCCTCAGAGCAATGGGCCTTCTGGCGGCTTTGACGAGATGGACGACGATATCCCGTTTTGAGGGCCGCGCCATGACAACCTTGAGCCTCTACACGCTGTCCTCGCAAGTCGAGCAGCTTCTCAACGATCCGAGCGCGATCGATCAGGAAACCGGCGAACTGTCGGCCGAACTGGTCGAGGCGCTGGCGATGACCAAGGACAAGGGCGTGAGCGTTTGCGCCTACATCCTCAATCAAGATTCGACGCTTGCCGCCATCGAAGCGCACGAGGCCCAAGTGGCCGCGCGCAAGGCTGCAATCGTCTCAAAGCAGTTGAAGCTGCGAGCCTACCTCGCTGACAGCATGAAGCGCGCCGGCATCACCGAGATCAAGGCGCATGACGGCACGTTCTCCGCGAAGCTGCATATCGAGCGTGACTCGGCTGTTGAAATCTTCGACGAGAAGCAGATTCCGGCCGAGTTCATGAAGACGCCGAAACCACCCGATCCCAAGCCGAGCAAGACCGAAATCGCCAAAGCGATCAAGGCCGGCAAGGAAGTACCCGGCGCAAAGCTCATCAAGCGCGATCGTTTGGAGATCGCATAACCGAATCGCTGCCCCGTAGCGAGCCTTGGGCGGTCAGCACGACGCCCCTTTTTCCTCGGTTCCATCGATGGGCGCGCGGGTGACGGTTGGGCCCCGTCACAACCCTGACGCGAACTGCAAGCCGCGCGACTTCATGCTGACACGCTGCCTCATGCGAGCCGCGCGCCCTTCGATGCAACTGAGTCCAACGATCTGAGGACACCATGACGAACAACACCACCGCCGATCTGGATCGCGATATCGCCCACCTGATCGACAACAGCGAAAACGGGATTGCACGCGTTCCCCGCGAAACGCTCGCGCGCCTCCGCGCCCTTCTCACCTCCCCGCGAGCAGCAGTGCCGGCGCCCAAGGGATGGAAGATGGTGCCGATCGAGCGCTCCTACAACATGCGAGCCAAGGCGCTGATCGCGTTCAATACGACCGAGAAGAAAACCAACGACCGCGACGACGCGCTTGATGCTGCCCATCGCGCCATGCTCGACGCCGCTCCCGCCGCCCCGGTCGCCGAAGCCGAGCCGATCCCGATGCTGCTGTTCTGCCCGCGGTGCGGCACGCAGCACATCGACGCGCCGGAGAGCGAGCCTGGCCAGCTCATCTCCGGAGGCCCGAATGCCGGTCGTGCGGTCCCGCCGAAAGTCACTTGGACGAACCCGCCGCACCGGTCGCACCTCTGCCACGCATGCGGGATCGTGTGGCGGCCGGCCGACGTTGCAACGGTTGGCGTCGAGGCGATCGAGACGAGCGGCAAGGCCGATACGTGGACCAAGGAAACGCCCTGGATCGGCCATAACTGGGTTGCCGCTCAGGCTGTCGCCGCTAACGGTGCTGCGTGCCAAGGCAAGAACTGCGGCGCGACGGATGGCGTCAGCCATTCGCCGAAGTGTGTCGCAGAGCACGAGGCGGCAGTTACCGGGGCTGTCGCCGCTGATGGAGAGGCCGCGGACGATCTGCTGCAACTCGATGTGCTGCTCGCGAACCTTCATGCAGCGGTGTGGCATGCAGGCGCGGGCGACGACGGGCCCGTCGATTACGACATGGCCGGTAAGGACGAAGCCAAGGCAATTCAGCGCCACGTCCGCGCCATGCTGGCCGAGCGCGCAGCAGTATCGCCGGCCACGGCCGAGACGACCTGGACGGCTCCGAAGCAGCATTGCCAGAACGGGGGCGACGTGTGTCTCGCAGGCAACCGCGATGGCGTCTGCTGTCCGGATGACTCTTGCGACATCGACGATGGCACGCGGAAGAATCCGGCCACGGCCGACGAGCGGACGGCGTTTGTGGAGAAGCTGCGCGAACTCGGGGCCGACATCTCGCCGTTAGGTTCCCGCGACGAACGGCTTTGCATTACCAGCAATATCATGGTTGACGACGTGCTTGCAGCCGCCCGCGCATCGCAGGCCGCCGCACCGGCCTCGAAGACCCTGAGCTGCATGCAGGACGAAATTGCAGGTGTCATGCAGCAGGCCGCCGCACCGGCGTTGGTGCCGCCATTCAAGCGCTACAACTGGGATGGCAAAGAAAGCGAGGCAGGCCCTCTGGTTTTCTTCCTCGACGTGCTCGAAGCGTTGAAGATCGTCGAAGACGAACAGGCCGCCGCACCGGCCGAGGCGCGCGAGCCGATCTACCAGTCGCGGTTGCTCAAGGCGCCGGCATGGACCGACGTATCCCGCACCGAGTTCGAAGCGTGCACGGCGAAACCCGATCAGTTCGAGGTGCGCACGTTGTTTCGAGTCCCTGCTGATGCGGGAGAGGCGGGGGCGCCGAGTGCCGACCTGATCGCGCGCTGCGTCGAACTTCGTGAACTGAGCGATCACGGAGAGTCGGATCAAACGGCGCTGCGCGCTCTCGCAGATACGTACCGCCGCGACATCCCTTCGGTCGATCGCAAAGCGATGGCGGTGAGCCATACCCACCGAGAGACCGTGCAATACGTGCTCGACGCTGCTCGTGCTCAGGGCGCTCAGGGCGCTCAGGGTGGGAAGGGAGGCGAAGCGTGAACGGCTACTTCAAGAACTACGGCCTGTATCTACGGCAGGCGGCCGTTGGCCTGCTGAAATCACCCGTCAGCCCGATCCTATGGGAGGGGTTCGGGATGGCGCTCCGAGAGGTTGCCGCAACGCTTCTAATGCTTGCGATGTGCCTTGTCGGAATCGCGCTGTACCCGATCACCGTTCCGTTCGTAGCACTCCTGCAATGCGAGAGTGACAAGCGATCTGCTGCCCGCAAGCAAGCGTGGATCAATCAGATGAACAGAAAAAACTGGCGCAAGGGAGACACCCGATGAGCGACAAGCTGAGCGACGACGAACGCGCACGCCTCGACGCAGAGGTTAGGCGCGACTATGAAATGAGCGCGAAATGGCCCTTCGATGCTTCTGACGCCTGGTGGAATGACGACAGTAGATACGTTGCACCGCCGGCGGTCGATTCGGCGCACGCGGCAGCACGGGCCATCATCCGTGACCTGAGCGACCGCAGCGCAATCAAACGGGGCTTCGAGAACATCGGCGAGGAAACGCGCGTCGAGATCGTGACGAAGCTGGCGGCCATCATCCGGGCCGCCTCGCCTGCGCCGGCTATCTCGGAAAGCGAGGATGCGCTCCTTACTGCTGCGCGCCGAGCAATACCAGCGCTCGCGCACGCAGCGGAGCGCAATCCGGTTTACCAGCGCGATTACGAAGAACTCAGCAAGGCGATCGAAGTCGCCGCACGCAAGGGAGAGAAATCGTGAAAATCGCTGGATGGGAAGTGCCTCAGGCACTGATCGATGGCGTTGCCCAGGAGCTGCGCGCCGAGTCTTTCGATGCGGGTATAGTCCGCCTCATCGCCGCTGGCACCGACATGCTGCCGAGATACGGTGACCCTGCGGCAGGCTACGTGCGCGAGGAAATCGGAACGCGCTTGATCGACTATTTCAGGCGCGCCGGCAATATCGCGAAGGTGCCCGGCACCCGTCGCTGGCGCTGGGTGCAGGACTCGACCGTCGACGCCGCTCGCGATGGAGGTGGATCTTGAACGATCGAGAACTGTTGGAACTGGCGGCGAAGGCTGCGGGGCTGCCGGTCGGCTCTGCTTCAGGCGCGTATCAGTATCGAGACGACGGCATATGGGTCGCCGGCATGTACGGCACCGACAACGGATATCCGCTGTTCTGGAACCCGCTCATTGACGATCGGGATGCGCTGCGGCTGGCAGTGCATCTGCATCTGATGGTGCATGCGAGCAGCCATTCTTCGAGCGCTCAGTTCTACGAGATGAACGGCTGGGCGACGATCGAGGAGCCGCACGGGGACGCGAACGCCGCCACTCGCCGCGCCATCACCCGCGCTGCTGCCGAGATTGGGGCGCGCATCACCACGGAGGACGGCAAGTGAGCGAGCGACTGATCCCCATCGCAGCATGGGCCAAAAACACCTTCGGCGAGCATGCGCCCCACGCGAATACCCTTCGTCGCTGGGCACAGCTCGGAAAGATTCTGCCCGTCCCGAAACTGATCGGCCGCGGCTATTTCTGCAATCCGGATGCAGAGTATTTCGACGCACGATCCGCAACAATCGACAGGATGCTCAATGGCCGCTCGTCCTCGAAACGCTAAAAACCGCCAGCTACCGCCCAACTTGTACCAAAACTCAAGTGGGTACTTTTGGTACCGAAACCCGATAAATGGGGAAACTTTCGGGCTCGGCAGAGACAAAGCGAAAGCTATATCTCAAGTTCGAACAGTCAACGCGGAGATTGAGCGTAGACGAGGTGATGCATCGCTACTCAGCCGCATAGACGGAGCGGATATCAGCCTTGCAAGCTATTGCACCAAGTACGAGTCCGGCCTCGAAAAACTGAAGGTCACGACATTGAGAAGCATACGATCGCATCTCAAGGCAATACGTGAAGCCCCATTTTCTAGCAATCCAATTTGGTCTATCACACCAAAAGAATGCGCCGATTTTCTTTCGGATTGCGAGCGCACACGGGGCGCACCCATGGCTGTGAAAGTTCGTAGTCGGTTGCTGGATGTTTTCCGATCTGCGATCCAAAGCGGCCTTGTCGAGCTGGGGAAAAATCCTGTAGAGGTAACGAAGGCTCCCTCGATATCTGTCAAGCGCGCACGACTCTCACTGGAGGACTTCAATAGAATTCTCAACGAGGCGAAGCGTCGCCCAGTGACGCGATGGGCGGCCAATGCATTCTTGATGTTGCTGGTTACTGGGCAGCGACGGGAGGACATTGCGAAGCTTCAGTTCTCGCAAGCCCGCGACGGGTTCTTGTGGATAAAGCAGACAAAAGGAAAGTCTCCAGCGAAGTTGTGCATCCCTCTTTCCCTTCGCCTCGATGCCATCGATATGACCTTGGAAGAGGTATTGAGGCAATGTCGAGACAATGTGCTGTCTCCCCACGTCATCCACCACGTTGGACGATCCGCGCTCGCGAGCCCAGGGGATAACGTTTCGCTTTCGACGATCTCGCGAACCTTTGCCGAAATGCGCGATCAAGCCGGGATTCGGCCGCCAGAAGGCTGCACGCCCGTCTCCCTTCATGAGATTCGATCTCTGGCGGCTCGACTCTATACCGAACAATACGGAGCGGATTTTGCGCAGGCGCTGCTTGGCCACAAGAGCGCCACGATGACGGCACTTTACCGAGACAGTCGCGGCCAAGAATGGAATGAACTGCGCCCCGCAGCAGCGGGCTAGTTTTTGAATAATTTTGGATGAATTTTTAACGAATGCCGGGAAGTGCCGCCTGGAGCGGGTCGGTATGCCTTAAGATTTGCTCGGCCAGGAAATCGCAGGGCGGGCGCGCCGACTTCGCGCTGCGCGCCAGCACCACCTCGACGTCCTCCAGCGGCGGCAGGCCCTCGGCCTCGCCCAGTTGCATCAGTTGCGCCGGCACGCTGCAACGCGCCAGCGGCGCGATCGCGAGCCCCGCCTCGACCATGCTGATCACGCCGAGCAGGCTCGGGCTCTCGTAGGACATGCGGTAGCGGATCCCGGCCTGGTTCAGCGCGCCGACCGCTCGCGCCCGCGCCGCGCTGGCGTGCCCGAACACGGCGATCGGCAAGGGCCGCTCCTCCCAGATCGGGCGGTTGTCGGGCAGCGCCGCCCACACCACCGGCTCGTGGCGGATGAACTCGGCCGACACGCCGCGCGTGCGCGTCATGCAGGCCAGGTCCACCGTGTTGTCCTTGATCAGCGGCACCAGCGCGCTGCTGGGCAGGCCGATCACGCGGATCTCGACGCGTGGATGCGCGATCGCGAACTTGCGCAGCACCGAAGGCAGCAGCGTGGAGACATAGTCGTCGGGCACGCCGATCGTCACGCGGCCGCGCACCTCGGGCCGCACCACCGAGGCCCAGGCTTCCTCGCGCATCGCCAGCATGCGCCGCCCGTAGTCGACGATCATCCTGCCCTCGTGCGTGATCGACAGCTTGCGCGTGCTGCGCACGAACAGCGGCTTGCCGAGCGCCTCCTCCAGCGTCCTGATCTGCATGCTGAGCGCCGAGGACGAGCGGTGCACGGCTTCGGCCGCGCGCACGAAGGAGCCCGTGTCGGCGATCGCCACCACCATTTCCAGTACATCGAGATCGAGCTGTTTCAT